CTGTCCTCCTTCACGTTGGCGAAGCCCACGGAGTCCGCCTCGCCGCGGGGCACCGACGATACGGCGATCTGCTTGAGGTCACCGCTGGGGCCGCCCTCCCTACGCGCACGCACACCCATACCGTCCGAGGTCATTCCCCACTGGCGGGACGTGCCTGCGTACTGACTGCCCGTGATGTAGTAGTAGTTGACCCGCGTCACCACAGCTCCGGGGTCCATAGTGACGTGACGCTGCTCAGTCGGGTACCCGGTGACCTCGAACCTCTGCACGTGGCTCCAGGTCGTGCCGTCCGGCTTCAGGCAGTACATGCTGTTGTTGTTCGCACCGTTGTTGTAGTTGAGCAGGTTGTTGGTGGAGTTCCAGAAGCCGTTGGAGACCTGCATGTTCTCCGTGTTCTGCATGCCGACGATGCGGCCGATGCTGCCCTCGGAGTAGAAGTCGATACCGTTCTCCTCGGTGACGGGATCCAGCCAGAACCCGACCATCGTGAGGCAGTGCATCTGGTCAGCCGCCCAGTCGTAACCGATGAGCACCAGAACCTCTTCGGACTCCACGATCTGGATCATGTCGATGGCGGCGATGTCCACGCAGCGCACGTAGTTGGAGAACGCCCAACTTGCGCCACCGCCCCACGGCGTGGTGCTGTCGTGGTCCGCCATGGCTCCTGCGCCGGAGACGTTGGGGTGTACCCCCACGCTGATGTCGTCGGCGTTCCACGGCCCACCACGGAGGCGGTTCGTGGCCGCTCCGTTGCGGAAGATGGCCCGCATGTCGTCCAGGCCGACCGCGCCGGCGTCCTTGGGGGCCACCTCGATCCACGTGAAGCCGGGGTCGAACGAGACGACGTCCCAGTGCGTGCTGGCCGTGACCAGGTCGTACAGCGTCTCGAGCAGCCCGATGCCGGAGTCACCGTGCTCCAGCTCGAAGCGCTTCATGCCGCTGAGCGTCCAGTTGAGGTCGGGGAGGTTCGAGGGGTTCGCCATGATGCTCTACCTCACGGGTACACAGTGGTATCGGTCGGGTTGTCGACGTCCCACAGGCCCTCCTGGGCATCGGGGACGCAGTTGTTGTCGTAGACCTCCTCCTCGATGAGGTCCTCGGAGATCGCGAACTGCGGAACGGGAGGAGTCGGAGTCCCACCGCCACCACCGCCACCAGGAATCTGAGAGTAGCCACCCATCCTACGCTCCCATCATGTACACGCGGGCCTCGATGTAGACCCGGAAGACGGCGGCGCTGGGGTCACCTGCGTCACGCGCGAGCAGCACCGCGATGTTGTCACCAACCGCGGGGGTGAGGCCGTTGATCTGCCCCGCCCCGTCGGTGAGCTCGAAGCGTGGAGAGAGGGTGGTCACGTCGACCGGCGCGCTCTCGGGCACCGCGTTGGCGTTGTCCGCGTGCAGGTTGGTCGGCGGATTGGAGTCCGTGTCCGTTCCCGTGCGGAAGAGCGCCGTGGAGGTGGAGAACAGCGCGTTCGAGGCCGCGGCCGCATCGCTGGAGTACAGGAACTCGATCTCCAGGCCCCGGCCGGGGATGTAATCCGGGCCCAGCACGAACGACCCCACGACCTCCTCGCCGCCAGCGGCCGCGAAGTCCATGGACTCGAGGTAGGCCACCGCCGCCCCAGGAGGCCCGCCGGCCGGGCCACCGATCCACAGGTTCAGGGTGCGCAGCAAGACCTCGTCGGGAACCGCGTCGCCCTCGAGCACCACCCACTCGGTGGGGGTCCCCAGCACCGTCATGCGCTGACGGCGTCGGGAGAGCGCCTGCTCCTCTGCACCATTGATGGTCTCGACCCCCTCACCGTCGAGGATGACCTGGTCGGCCCCGGCGTCGATCTTCACGATGGTGATGGGCCGGCCGAGGTTGTCCGCCAGCGTCGGCAGCACCAGCGTCCGGTCGGCGCCGTCGCAGTCGACGAGGATGGTCTTGAGCCCGTCGAAGTCGGTGATGGTGGTGTCGGCTGCGGCTCCGGTGAGTGTGGCTGGGGTGCCCTTGCCGAGGTACTCCCAGTTCGCGCCACCCACGGCGACGCTGCGGACCTCGCCGGTGTCCACGGCGACCACGATGGAGCCCTCGGGGTAGTTCGCCAGCACGGCGCCGTTGAACGAGGGGATGTAGTACACGCTGGTGACCACGTCAGGGATCGGGTCCCCGCCCATGACCATCGTGGCGTACGACATGTTGACCAGGATGCGGTGCAGTCGGAGGCCGAAGCGGACGTCCTGCCCCGCGTCCAGGTTGACCAGCTGCATGTTGTTCAGCGCCGGGTTGGCCCGGGGCAGGTACACGAAGCTGATCTGGACGTTCTCGGGATTCGGGGCGTCCACGATGGCGTCCCCATCGACCGCGCCATTGGCGGCCTGGAGGAGCCCGAAGATCTGCTCACCCTCGGCCGTCTCGAACGGCTCCCCGGTGTCGGCGTTGTAGAGGTCGACCCGGTTGATGATCTCGTCGTCGACCGCCAGGTAGTCCGTGGCGCTCGGGGTCATGACCCCGGCGGCGAAGCCCGCCGAGACCGCTGCCTCGTACCCGCCGTCGGTCGTACTTGCGGGGCCGCCGATGGCGAGGGTGCCGGCACCGCCAGGGAACTCCGCAGCGATGAGGGCGAAGCCCTGCGCCGGGGCACCACCCATGGTGAACTCGGTCGTGCCGACGTGTACGGGCACACGCTGAGCAAAGGACTTGGCGCCCAGCGCCGAGGCGATGGCCGAGGTCAGGGTGTGGAGGCCGTGCTTGATGGCTCCGAGCATGGTTGCCTCCTACTGGCCCGTGACGCTGTCGCGCATCGTCCTCATGTAGAGGATCTCCAGGCCGTCGTCTGCGTCGGGCTGGTTGTCCGTGGTCACCAGGACCTTCACCATCGGGTCGTTGACCGGGATGGTGAGCCGCTTGTAGTACCACTGCACCCCGGCGGCCGGGGCCGCCACGGTGAACTGGTACTCCGTGATCGGGGTGTCGATGGGGAGCACCCCGGCGGCGGCGAGGCCCAGGTCCAGACCCACCTCGTCGTACATCTTGCCGTGGCCCCGGCTGGCCTCGCCCATCCCGTACCGCAGCCGCAGCTGCACCTGGGTCACCGTGCTGCCCGCCACGATGGCGAACACCAGGTAGAGGTGCAGGTAGTCGTTGGCGTTCATGGCGATGTTGTCGCCGCCGTTGAACTCCGAGTCCCAGAAGCTGTGGAACGGCTCGAGGCCGGAGCCCCACGCGTCGTTGATGAGCAGCACCGTGGGGTCGTCCGACCCGACGGTCGGGAAGATGGCGAAGTCCGTGCCGTTGTTGGTCGTCAGGACGACCGTCTCGTCGACCGCCACGGCCGTGCCGCCCTGGGCGACCATGTCCGCGTTCATCGCCGCGGCCAGTGCCGTGGCCGAGAGGGCGGCGGTCGTCCCGGCGTTCCAGGCCGCACCCTCCACGTAGGCCGTGACCCCGCCACCGATGAGCGTGAGGTCGAGGTTGACCTGGACGCCGGTGAGGGAGTCGTTGTCGAGGACCGTGATGAAGGCCTGGCTCGTGTCCTGGAACGGGCTCAGCGCCTTGAGGGTCTCCGGGGAGACATCCATCTCGGCATCGGCCTTGACCGCCGACGCTTGTACCTGGGTCATCTCTCACCTCCAGGGCTGGAGGCGCGAGGTTGCACCTACCAGCCGGGCTACAACCGTATCAGACCACCAGGGTGACGCGGATGTAGTCAGAGGCGACGGGCCAGACGTTGCAGCCTCTGTTTGGTCTCGCGGCCATCAGTCATCCCCTTGTTCACCAGCTGCTCCAACAGTGCCAGAGCAGCACTCACATCGTCCAGCCTTTCGTGGCCGTGCCCATGCTCCTTGCGGCTCCTTCGGAGCTGCAGGTTCTCAATCCGGTTGTCGTCCCGCACCCCGTTGAGGTGGTGGACGACCTCTCCCGGCTCCAGGAAGCGGCCCAAGTGTTGCTCCATCACGAGACGGTGCTCGAGGATGTAGCCGTCCTTGTCCGTGTGCGGGTGGCCATCGGGCGCCCGCACCTTCAGGTACTCCTTCAGGTAGTACCTGTACCCCTTCCGTGGCTTTCGCCGTTTGGGGTCCCGAAGCTGATTGCCACTCTCGTCGATGATGCCACTACGTACTTGCAGGTAGTGCCGATTGCACCATCCCCGCGCTCGCACTGGGTCATCGCAGCCCTCCTGCTTGCACGTGTGGCCCTTCCACGAGCCCTTGCGTGCAAACGGCCTGAGCTGGTTGCCCTCCAGGTCGAAGATGCCGGCCCTCCAGTACGCGTAGTGGGTCGAACAGAACCCCCTGGCGTGCATCTTCTTGCTGCAGACTGAGATCTTGCACTTCTTGACCTTCCCCATTCCGGGCCTCCACCCGGAATGTTAGACCATCTGCGTCAGACAACCAAGGTAACCCTGATGTAGTTGCACGGGTACGGGACCTCCAGGGTCACGTCGATGAGGACCGTGTCCGGGTTGGTCGTGTCCTGGCTGATGCTGTTCAGCGAGGCTCCGATGAGCACGCCACCCTGCTTGAGGAAGTCGAGCATGCCGTCGACCACCGTGGTCAGGGTGTCCATGAACGCCGGGGTGATGTTGTAGATCCCCAGGAAGTTGCGCAGGCCCGTCCGCAGCGTCTTGGCGGTGAAGTCCACCACCTTGGTGATGGAGAGCTCCCTCGTCTCGATGCTGGTGACGTCCGTGGACAGCTGGTGGCGGCAGATGACCGGAGCCCCGTCCGCCTCCTGGATGAGGATGTACACCCCGCCGCCGGCGATCTCGTCGAGCAGCGAGTCCTTGAAGATGTCGTTCGACCCGGTGACCCCCGTGAAGCCGGTCATCGGGTAGTTGGTGAAGCCCTGCTGGGGCACCAGCTGGCCCACCATGCCGGCGATGGCGCAGCAGGCGTAGTAGGCCGGCAGCGCCGCCGTCCCGGCGTCGAGCTCCGCGGTCACCGAGTCCGGGAAGACGTAGTAGACCCGGCGGTCGGCGTAGGTCGAGGCGACCGTGGCCACCGCCGTGGCGATGCCGTCGAGGTCGGAGACCCCGGCCACCACCAGGGCGTCGCCCCGGACCTTGATGGCCCAGTCGACGCTGATGAGCAGGCCGGCCAGGAGCGTCTCGGTGGAGTAGAAGCTGTCGTCGTTCTCCCCGGCCGCGAAGGTCAGGTTGATGGTGACCAGCGCTCCGTTGATGGCGCTGAGGTTGTACCGCCGCTGCTCACCGCCGACGGTGATCTCGAGGTACACCCCGTCGCTCACCGGCATGACCGCCGGGTTGGCGACCCCCGCCGCCACGAGGGCGGTGTGGGGGTTCTCGTCGACGATGAACTGGTTGTCCGCGCCGGTGCTGTTGCCGTCGGTGCCGCTGGCGGCCGTCGTCGGCGCCTCCTCGTCCGGGACCTCCGGGTTGATGAAGACGATGCGCTCGCCGCGCAGGTCCGACCCGCTCATGTAGTCGACGTGGGTCTTGAACAGCTGGTGCACCACCTCCTCGTGGGTCAGCGGCGCGAGAGCGTAGACCTCCTCGCTCTCGAGGAACTCGGCGGCCTGGGTGTAGGCCGTCAGGGTGCCCTCCGGCATGGCCGCGGTCACCTCGTCGACGCCGAGCCCCGCCACGCTCACGCCCGGGGCGTTCAGCTTGGCGAAGAACAGGCCCAGGCCCAGCGGGTTGTCCGCGGTCAGCGGATCCAGGATGGACTCGAGCGTGGTGGTGTCCTCCACGATGAGCAGCGCCGGGCTGTCGGCCGACGGGCTCAGGTCCAGGCGCAGCGCGTGGTACTGCAGGTAGATGTCGGAGGTCCCCAGGTAGTCGTTGTCGAAGGGGATGCCCGTGACGGTGTCACGGAGGATCTGCGCCCCGATGACCACGCTGAGGTTGAGGTCCAGGTAGAAGTCCGGGTTCGGTCGGCCGGAGCCGTCCGCCTCGTGGTTCGGGGTCGCCATGCCCAGCGCCGCCGAGGTGATGATGCGGCTGGCGGTGTCCGCCAGGACCTCCACCCTCGACGCCTGGCCCAGCAGGAGGCTGGTCAGGACCAGCTGGCGGGTGTTGGTGCCGCCTGCCGTGGCCACGATGTTGTCGTTGACCTCCTCGTTGATCATCTCGATCAGGTCGTCGAGGGAGTCGTTGGCCGGCGTCACCACCCACTCGTGCGGGTTGTAGTCGAGCTGGAAGGCGAACTCCTCGCCCGTCAGCACGTCGGCGCCCGTGTCGTTGTCGTTGTCCTCGGTGCCGCCCGTGAACTCGTGCTCCAGGAGGTCGCCCGCGCCTGCCACGTTGATCTGGGCGAAGTCGGTGGTCTGCGCCCAGCACAGGTTGGCGAGGTAGCCGTCGGGGTTGAGCGCGTAGAGAGTCACAGTGGCCTGGGCCGCGCCTACGGCGTCCAGGTTGTGGGCGTACACCTCACCGTTCTGGGGCCCGGTGTTGATGGCGGTGACCAGGGAGGAGGCCCCAGCCGCCCCGTTGCCGACCCAGTCCACACCACCAGCCTCGTAGTCCACCTGCGAGCCGCCGACGGCCGCGGTGTCGACGGTGAGGATGTCACCGCCCGCGGTGGCGGGACCGATGAGTGCGGTCTGGGTAGACGTGGCCGTTCCACCCGTGAGGAAGGCGATGACCGCCCCACCCTGGATGGTCATGTTGGTGAAGTCGCTCGACACGATGGTGCAGAGGTTGCCGCGCCAGCCCGTGGTGGCCACAGTCACGGTCACCGTGTCGACGCCGTTGTCGACCGCCGTGATGTCCGGGTGTGCCGACAGTCCTGCCGCGAGGGAGGCGATGGTCGCCGGGATGTCACCCGCCGTGATGACCCAGTCCGTGGGCCCACCGCCAGCCGCCGCGGACACGCGGGCCGCGCCACCGAGCTCCGTCGTGTCGACGGTGATGGCCGCGGCGGCACCGGGGTCGCCACCTGCGATGACGATGTCCGCCGTGGCAGCCACGCGGGCGCCCGCGAAGCTGAAGTTGGCGTGCGTGGTGGCCTCGTCCACGTCGATGGCCGTGCCGCTGCCGCCCTCGAGCACCCGGATGGTCAGGCCTCGAGCGTTGGCGGTGTCGTCCCCGATGAACTCCACCATCGGGCAGTTGGGCATGCCGTTGGCCGGCAGCGCCGTTCCGTTGCCTCCGGCGTTGAGGTGGGCGGCCAGGCCGGCCCAGGTGTTCGCCGCCGGTGCGCCGACGTCGGCAGCATCCAGGGTGTAGGCGAGGCTGAGGGTCGTACCGTTGCGGTCGGTGACCGTGTAGTCCAGCAGCTCACCGCCCACCAGCGGGAAGACGTAGGGTCCGGGGGTCTCGCCGTCGTCCGGGCCGCCGGTGACGAAGGCCTGGGTGGAGAACTCGGCGTCCACGCCGACTCCGCTGCCGCCGGAGCGGGAGGCCGCGTCCATCTCCAGGTCGGTCACGGCGTTGAACGCGCCAGTCTCGCTCACCTCGACGGCCTGGTCCGCTCCGGTCGCGCCGGTCTGCAGGGTCAGGTACTGCTCGGCAGCCGTGACGTCGGTGTAGGAGGTGGCGATGATGTCGGTGGCCTGCGCGGTGATGGCCGCGGCCACGTCCGCCATGGAGTTGAACGTCCCGCTGAACAGGACGGTCTGCTCGGCCCCACGGACGCCATCGACCGTGGCCCGCAGGTACAGGCGCTTGTTGCCGATGAGGAGTGGGAAGTTGGCCGTGGCCACCGGACCGCCCACGAGGTAGCCGAACAGGGCGGCGGAGGCCTCCGTGCTGCCGGTGAGTGCCGCAGCCACCGGGGTCGGGACGATGTTGCCTTCGACCAGCCCCTGGGCGCCGAACCAGCAGTACTGGGGCGCCAGCGGGGTGCCGTCGAAGAGGTTGCCCACCTCGAACTCGGTGTAGACCCGGCTGGTGGGCACGCCGTCGTCGTCGAAGACGGAGTTCTCGCTGTCGAGCACCCCGAGACGGAAGCGGTCCTGCTGGACCTCGATGACCTCGGCCGTGGTGCCCACCTGCGCGCCGTCCGCGTAGAAGATGTCGCCCGGGAGGACGGCCGTGGCCGCCTGCAGGGGGACGTCCGGGCTCACGCCGGAGTAGGTTCGGGCCGCCGCACGCGCGTTGGTGAAGACGTCGAGCTCGTCGCGGAGGTTGCCCTCCGCCTGCCACGCGGCCGCGCCGGCGGCGACACCGTCCATGTACTCCTCACCGCGGAAGAACTCGATCCACGGGGTCGTGGTGTCGACGTCGCCGTCGTCCTGGCCGCGGAAGCCGCAGCCCTCGATCCGGTACTCCTCGACCCCGCTCAGGGGGAGGCCGCTGTACAGGATGCCTGCCGCGCCGCTGCTGGCCCGGATGGTCAGGGACGACCCGGCACCGTAGGTGTTGGACACCAGCACCAGGCGGGTGTCGCCGGGGGCGACCTCGATGGAGTAGGCGATGGTCTCGCCCGCCGCCGCGTTGATCTCGTCGGCGGTGTCCTCGGCCGTCAGCGTGCCGGTCAGCTCCACGGTGATGTCCGAGGAGGTGTCCGTCCGCAGGGGGTTGTCGACGCAGAAGGCCAACAGCAGGCCGGCCCCGAAGGCGTAGTTCTCCGGCCCGGAGGCGATGATCGCCGCGCGGGAGGCCCAGTTGGCGAAGGCCAGGAAGGACGAGCCGTAGGTCCCGTAGAGGGAGTCCCCGTTGTCCAGCTCGTACATCGCGCCGCCGAACGTCAGGAAGGCGCGGATGGTGCTCTCCTGGATGTCGAGCTCGTCGAGGTTCCCCCGCGGGTCGGGGAAGGAGGTCTGGGTGACCACCTGCTGGAACTGGTCGTAGGCTCCGTCCTTGGCGTCGTCGTTGATGGCGCCGGCGTCATCCAGCACCTCCACGACCTCGAGCGCCGGTCCCACCACGCACGGGCGCAGGGTCGGGACCAGGATCGTCGGACTCGTGGTCGCGAACTCCTGGATGACGGACACGTTGGGCTTTGCAAGAGCTGCCATGGCAATCTCCTCTGGGCTACGGCGTCACCAACGCCTGCAGCCCAAATTCTGACTCGGCTTCCTCGTTATTGGCTACCCCGTAATGTGCCAGGAGCGTGGCGTCGTTGAGCACGTCGAAGGCCGGCTTCTCGACGTCACTGGCACGGGGCTCGTCAAAGATGAGACCGAGCGTTGTCTTCTGCGGTGGCACGATCAACTCAGACGTCCAGGTCCACTGGAGGAACCAGGGGACCGAGACCTCCACCATCACGCCCTCCACCTCGCTGGAGTCCCGGATGAGGGCACCAGGCGGGGTCTCGGGTCCGGTGGAGAGGTCGTGGCCGATCTTGTGGAATCCACCCGTCTTCTGGAGGAGGCGGCGGTGGTAGACCGTGGCGCGGAACACGATGTCCGCCAGGCGGTCTGCCTCCATGCCCTCCTCGGCGATGCAGAACACACCCATCGTCCCCGCAACGAGGTCGGTGTGGGTGCGGTTCCCTGTGAACGATCCGGTGTTGCGCATCTTGTCGAGGCTCAGGTTGGCCCACTTGTACGGGCCGCGGAGCACGACGAGGTGCGGGTTCTTCTGGATGGCGTCCGCGTCCAGCGGCTGCTCACCCGTGATGACGATCTCGGTGTCCTTGAGGTCCGGCTCCCACCGGAAGAACCCGTGCGGGAGGTGGTTGAACAGCCCCTGGAGGAAGCAGGTGTACAGGTAGACGGCCCACTGCGCCGGTCCTTCGGACAGCGCGGCGTCGGGCGGATCTACGTGCTTGACACTACCCCTCACCTAGAGCCTCCTCCATCTTGGCGCGCCGCTCCATCTGGGCACGCTCGATCTCGTTGTAGAGCTGGTGGCGCTTCCACGCCAGGCCCAGCCCGGTCAGCAGCCCGCCGAGGCCCACGGCCGCCTTCAGCCCGCCCGAGACGACGTTCTGGTGCGGCAGGGACTGGAACCACGGACCCAGGTGCGGCGCGTTGCGCAGCGCATGGTACATGCCGCCGCCGGCGAGGTAGCCCGCGCCTGTCCCGAGGGCGGCGGGCAGGCCCACCCGCACCAGGGGCTCCGCGATGCCGTAGCGCGCGAACTCGTAGGCACCCGACGGGGCCTCGCGGGGCAGCGGCTCGTCCGGCGACAGACTGTCGTCCTCGTGCTGGTCCGCCACCTTCTCCAAGGAGAGGATGCGGCTCAGCTCATCGTGGAAGGCGGCCATCGAGGGCTTCATCGTGTCACCCACCTGTATGCGGCGGCCAGGTCGCGGATGTCCATGTGTGGCCGGTCCGCGTTCTCGAGGTTCTGCGGGTTGGTGAACTCCCGGTCGGGCCCGCCCACGAAGTTCTCCAGGTCCACGTCGAGGGGCAGCGTGTACTCGATGCTGCCCTCCGGGATACGGCGCAGGGTGAGCTCCTGGTGGATGACCGACCCCAGGCGCTTGGTGGGTGTCACCTTGGCTACCCGCCAGCGCACGTTCTCCAGCTCGACGATGACGTCCTCGGGCGTGACGGGCGGGAAGAAGATGCACCGCGCCATCGTGCGCTCTTCCCGCTGCTCGCTCTTGGTCGACTGCTGGTTGCTCTGCGTCGTCGGGTCGATCTGGCAGTAGAACTGGATGGGGGACATGAACCCGTGCAGGTAGCTGGCCCCGTAGCACGCCGGGCAGCGCTTGGTCTTCGCCCGCTGCAGGCGCTCGTCGAAGCAGTGGGGGCAGCGCGGACCGAAGGTGCGCTTCTTGAACAGCCAGCACGGGCGGCCGATCTTCTCCTTGAAGAGGATCTCCTCGTACCGAGCGGCCTCGAGGGCGTCCAGGGCCAGCGGGGGATCCACGGAGGCGCCCCGGTCCTCGGGGAAGTCCCTGGTCTCCCCGGTGGCCCGGTTGACCATCCGGATGCGGTAGTAGAGCTGACGCCAGTTGTGCATCAGCCCCATGCGCGCGTCGCGGAAGTGGTAGACGTCGCTCAGCGGCCGATCATGCAGCGGCTCGTAGGGGCCCAGCGGGGAGGTGGACCGCAGCACGTACAGGTCGTAGTCCTGCGGGTCCTCCGAGGTGGTCGAGATCTCCCACCAGAGGTCGAGTCGATCCAGGTCGAACGACCGGACTCTGATGTTGGTGACCTCGATCAACCTACCTCCTAGAACCGCGGGCGGGCCGGGGGCCGCATCACCGTCTGCACGGAAGTACCACCCTCAATCCACTCACCGCCACGGAGGCGACCAGGTGTGCTCGCCCTCACTTGGGTGGCTACCGGCTGGGCCTGCTGCCACCTCAAGTAGTCATCGAGGCTCCTCGTCGGCTGTGGCGCAGCAGTCCTGCTCACTCCAGCGGGGATGCCCGCAGCCTGTCGTGCCCTGATCGCCGCCGTCATGTCCGTCACCGCCTTGGGGTGCGTCTTCGTGGCAGCGGCCTCTGCCACCTCTCCTGCGCCACGGGTGAAGAGGCCCTTGAGTCCGCCCAACCACGCCTCCTTCTCAAGATCGAAAGGGGCGGAGCTGTGCGCTCGCTCCCTTCTCCTGGGACCGCGCCGCCTTGCGCTCGGCCCGGGCCGCCCGCCTCTCCGACCGGGCGATGGCCCGGTCGTGCTTGCGGCTGGGGTTGGCGTCCAGGCCGCTCAGCAGTGCCGCGCCAGTCGCGCCAGCTCCGACGCCCCCGAGAGGTCCGGCGGTCAGCATGCCACCACCGATGAGGCCCTCACGCAGCGCTGCGCGCTCGAGCTCCTCGGCCTGCCCGAAGGCCCGCTGAGCCTGCCCGTGGCGCTGAGCCAACAGGGTCTCGAGCTGCTGCGGGTTCAGGTTGATCTTGGCACCGGAGGGGAGCCCCGCCTCGACCAGCTGCGCACGCTGCGCGAGCAGCTGCTGGAACTCGGGCCGGGTCATCACGTCGTCACCGACGGTCATGAGGTGGCCGGAGCTGCTGGGGGTCCCGACCAGCTCGGGCAGCGCCTTGATGCTCATCGGCGCCTCACCGATCTCGCGCATGTGCTGGGCGACGTCGCGCATCTCCTTGCGCTTGCTCAGGTGCTTGAACGGGTTGAGGAGATCGCCAGCGACCGAGCGGGCATGCCCCATCCGTGGGGGCGCCTTGGCCACGAACTGCTCCAGGGCCGCGGCTGCCTCGGGGCCCACCGCCTGCTTCTCCAGGGCGGAGGCGTAGACCTCGGGCACGGAGCTCTCCTTCTGGAGCTGCTCCAGGTGGTCGATCATCTCGTCGGAGATGGGGGCGAACTGCACGTTGGCGAAGGTGCCCATCGGCTTCTTGTCCGCCGCCGGCATCCTGCTCATGAAGTCGGCCACCTCATCCCGGCGCTCCGGGTTGGCCAGGTAGAACTCGCCGAGGGGTCCGGGGAGCTGCTGCAGGGCCGACTCGATCTTGCCCTCGCGCCGTTCCTTCATCAGCTTCTGCGCGCCGAGGGTGCCACCGATGCCACCGGCGAGGCCGCCGGCCGCCCCGAGCGCGGCAGGCCAGCCCCAGGCGAGCTTCTCGACCCCAGTCGGGGGGCTCAGCTTGGTCTTGAGCAGCTGGCGGAGCTCCGCCATCCCGATGCTGGGGTAGACGACGTTCTCCGCCTCCTTCTCCATCGCCTCCGCCTGGGCGGTCTTGACGATGGCCGACTCGTACACGTCCAGCGGCAGCGCCGAGCCGGTCTTGACCGAGTCAGCGCCTACGGTAGGGTCCACGGAGGAGGTCGCCTCCTTGCCCGCGAAGGGGGACAGCCCCGTTCGGTCACCCGCCGGGGATGTCCGCTTCGGGGGGAGCTTGCCTGGGCCGCGGGGGACACCCGCGGGGGATGCCGGCGCCTGCTCCGGCTTTCGCGGGACCAGCCGCGCCGCGGGAGGGTTGTCCTCGGCGTGCTGCCGCGCCTTGTAGCTGGCCGGGGTCCGGTTCCCCTTGCGCGCGAGCTTCTCCTGCAGCAGGCCCTGGAGGTCCCGCACCGAGCTCATCTTGGGGGTCATGCCCGGCATGCCCATGCCTCCCATGCCACCCGTCCCCGGCACCTGCGCGCCGGACGGGCCGGCGCCCGGCGGCATGCTCATGCCGCCTGCGCCACCGACGGCCGGGTTCGACGCCGGCATCGGGGCGGGAGCGGGGGGAGGCGGGGGCGGAGCGGCCTGCTCGGCGGCCGGCTGCATCTGGGCCGCCTGGTCCTCCGCCATCTGCTGCTCCATCATGGCGGCCTCCTCGGGGGAGGGCTCGGGCGGTGCCTCCTCGGCAGCCATCGCCTCGGCACCGGCTCCGAGGGCACCCATCATCTCCATGACGGTGGCCACGCCGGATCCGACGGCGGCGCCGACCTGGCCGGGGGTGACGGGGGCTCCGCCAGCCAGGGGCATGGCGGCTTCCTCGGCCACCGCCTCGCTGGCGGTCTCGGGACCCATCTCCTCCTCCGGCATCATCTCCTCGGGAGGCATCTCCTCCCCCGGCATCGCGGGGGGCTCTTCCGGCACCGGCGGCACACCCGGCTGGGTGGGCGGCGGGGGCGTCGGGAGCTGCAGCGTGGACGGCGCGAGCGCCTTCTTGTCCAGGCCGGACAGCTTCATCAGCTCCTCGGTGCTCAGGTTGGCGAACGAGTCCTCGACCGAGGCGAGCTTGGTCTGCTCCTCCTCGTCACGAGCCAGTTCATCGAGCCAGCGGTCCAACATGGGTCACCTCGCAGCTGCTGCCCGCGGCAGCATCCTGAGTGTAGCTCCAGAGCCGGCGCCTACTCCAGCGCCGAGTGCGCCTCCGAGTAGTGCCGCGATGAGGGCCGACTTGACGGGGTGCTCCGCCGTGATGCCGGCCAGGTTCTCGGCGTGGCCGCCGGTCTCGGCCAGCAGCTTCTTCATGAGCCCCGGGTTGTCCGAGGCGTCCCGCACCGCCCGGGCACGCTCGGCCAGCGACCCGTACATGTGCTGCTGAGGCGTGCTGCCGTCGTCGAGCTGTCGGTTGAGCAGCATCTCGCCGCTGCCGGTGGTCACGGCGCCGATGGGGGCGCCGATGATCGCGCCCTTCGCCGCGGCAGGGAGGCGGGCCCAGGCGTTCAGCACCGCCTCGGCGGCAGCGGGAGCTTGGGCTTCCTTCTTCTGGCCGGCAGCGAGCTGCGCCTTCTGCTGCGCCTGCTGAGTGGCTCGGGCTCTCGTCTGCGCTGCCCCACCGGGGGCCGTTGCACGCACCGGGAGAGAGCCGGAGGACCACCGGGGGTCCTCGGCCAGCTTGAGGAGGGCCCGGCCTACCAGGCTATCGGCTGAAATTCTCATCCCAGTTCCCATACCAGCCCGAGTTGAGCCAGTCGTACTCGCTGTGGACGCCCCCGCCGAAGCCGCCGGCGATGTTCTGCGCGGTCTTGAGGCGCAGCTTCTTCTTCTCGTACTCGTTCTGGAACAGCTGGATCCAGGTCGTGAGGGCCCGGGTCTTGTCCGTGTTGTACGAGAAGCCACCATCCGAGAAGGCCACGGCGTTGCGTGTGGACAGCAGCCCGACCGAGGTCAGCAGCTGCGCGATGGCCCCCTTCACCAGGAGGCGGGTCGATGGGAAGGAGCCGATGGTCACATTCCCGATGAGCGGGGGCGTCGTGTTCCAGTCGTCCAGCACGTCCATGATGGCCCAGGCGACCAGGCGGTCGCTGTGCTCCTCACCGCGGATGAGGCGGTTGAGCTCGGGGTAGTCCCGCATCACCAGCCGCACCAGCTGGATCGCACGAGCCATCGTGAGTGTGGGTTCGACCACGTCAGCCCTCCAGGTACTTCTCCAGCGGGGCCGTCAGCGGCATGACCTCGTCCATGCCCGCCTCGAGGGAGGTGAGCATCTCGGCCTTGGTCATGTCCGTGGTGACGTCCGGCCGGTCGAGGAGCTCCGCCAGGGCCTCGATGTCGCCCTTGGTCCGCTTGCGCAGGACCTTCATGACATCGTCGCGACAGACTGTCGCGGGCTCGGGCTCGGGGGTCGGCTCCGCGGCCGGGGGCTTGTAGGCCTGGGCCTGCCGGCGCTCGGTCTTGGCCGCCTTCTTGGCGGCGACGTACCACGCCGGCGGCGCGGTCCCGACGAAGATGGCCCGGTTCTCCTGCATCCGCGCCAGGCGCTTCTGCACCGAGCGCGTCCGCAGCTTGGACACCGGGACGATCATCTTCCCGCCGGGGGCGATGAACTGCCGGAAGATCTTCAGCGGCGTGGGCCGCGGCGTCACGTCCGTCAGGTTGTAGATGTTGGTGCGGTCACCCATGGGTCAGCCCTCCAGGGCCTCGAGCCGCTCCTTGATGGCGGCGATGGCGCTCTTGCGGGTCTTGCCCAGGTTCTCCGCCGCACGGAGCGCACGGAGCCAGGCGGGGTCGGTGATCTCGGCCAGGTCCTTGACGAGGCCCTTGACGGCCTGGTCCAGGAGGGTGGTGTCGTACACCTCCGGGTCCTCCTCGACCGGCTCGTCCGCCGGCTCCTCGGGGGGAACCTCGACGACCTCCTCGGGCTTCTCGTCGAGGGCCTCCGGCTCGGGCTCGGCCCGGGCCTCGTCGATCTCGTCGGCGAGCTCCTCGGTCACCGGCTCGGGCTCCGGCTCGGGGGCCGGTTCCGGATCGGGCTCGACGGCGGGGGCCGGGGGCGGCTCGGGGGGAGCGGCCTCCTTGACCTCCTCGATGGTGATGTAGCCCTGACCCTTGAGCTGGAGCAGCTCCTGCTGGTGCGCCTTGTACTCGGCGTAGGTCAGGACGAGGGGGAACCTGCGGCCCACGCCCTTGCCTGCGGCGAAGAGGGTCGGGGGGGCGGTGCGGGTCTTGAGGATGTGGTAGCTGGACATCGGGGCCCCTTCCAAGCTGGGTACCCCCGCCCCCGACACCGGGTAGGAGACGGGGGCGGGAGCCCCGGCGGAATCAGAACTGGTTGACCTGCGGGAACGTCAGGCCGTCGGCGGCGCGGTTCTGCATCGCGCCCAGCGCGGTCTCGGCCACCGGCTGCCGGGCCGCGAAGCCCGCGTCGGTCGCGCCCGTGATGACCGAGCCCCGGTAGAGCTCGAGCTTGCGCACGGAGGCGATGTTGCCGAAGCCCATGCCGATGTCCTCCCAGGCCTGCCAGAAGAGGACGTTCGCCTTCTTGTCGATGTAGAACTTCGTCTGGTTCAGGATGTAGAACCGGCCGAAGAACTCCGGCTTCGTGAAGATGTACACGTTGCCGTCCCGCAGGATGTCGGTCTTGATCGTGCGGATGAAGTTGGTGCCGAGGAGCATGTTGTACTTGTAGCCGTCGACCACCGTCTCGGACTGGATCTTGTCACCGAAGTCCTCGATGGTCCACTGCAGTACGTCCTCGAAGTCCGGCTCGGTCATCAGCATGCGCTCGGGGCGCAGCCGGTTGCGGCTGAGCAGCTTGCGCAGGTTGACGATGTCGGGCCGCAGGATGGGCCGGACGGTGAAGTCGTCCGCGCCGCCCAGGGTCAGGGAGTTGAGGCCCTTGACCTTGGAGGCACCCACCACGGCGCCGGCGTTGACGTTGGTGCGGTTGAACGCGACGGCGATGCCGCCGTTGTTCTCCTGCTGGACGGCCTCGATGCAGGCCTCGATGTGCAGCAGGAACTCGCGGTCCTCGATCTCCTGGATGTCCTTGGCCGTGTTGTCCTCGATGACCTTGGTGATGGGCATCTCGTAGGCCAGGAGCTCCTGCTCGGTCTTCTCGAACTTCTCCGAGGAGATCGTGTAGAAGGGGATCTCGAAGCGCGGGGCGCTGATGTAGCGCGCGGTGGGCTCACCCCGGAAGGTGATCGCCATCGCCCGGCTCTCCGGCTCGATGTCGACGATCTTGACCAGGGTGTCGTGCGAGACGCTCCGCTGGCAGTCGGCCTTGGTGACCTGCTGCGGGGGAACGACCTTGCGGGCGAAGCTCACCTCGCGGAGGTGGTCGCGGATGTAGGTGCCGCCGTACTCGGCGATCTTCTCCTTGCCTTCCGCGGTTTCGACCTTCTGGGAGAAGAGCCGATTCAGGATGTCTGCGGGACGCGACATGGCGTTTCCTCCTGCCCTTCTCAGGGATCAGCTGTAGACGCGGATCGCGCGGACCCGCTCGTTGGTTGCGTCCACGAACGTCACGCGCGCGTGGATGTGGTAGTCGACGCCGAGCACCCAGCCACCGGCGACGGCCGCGGCTGCGAAGTTGGCTTCGGTGATGGAGCAGAGGCCGCGGCGTACGACGCCGGCGCCCTGCCAGTCGATGTCGATGACCGTCAGGGGGTCACCGAGGGTCGGGGTGTCGGTCGCGAAGTCGAGCGTGAGGTCCGTCTCGAACTCGTAGTGCCCCATGTACAGGACGGTGGCCTTGCCGCCGCCGGAGATGGCCTGCATGTCGTAGCGTCCCCGCTCCAGGAAGAACGGGAAGGCCATCGCCACGGAGGGCTGCGGGGCGGCCGGGAGACCGGCCACGTTGTTGGTGCCGCCGCGCACGAAGGACCACACGCCGTTGGTGTCGTCCTGCTCGAGCCACTCGCCGATGACGAGGGAGCGCGCGTCGTTGGGGTTCAGCGGGGCATGGCCCGCCGCGTCGCCGGTTCCGGCGATGATGGGGAGATCCCGTCGCTTGGTCTCCTCGTAGTCGCTGATCAGGGTGAACATCTGATCTTTTCCTCCGTGAGGCTAGCGCCTCAGATGTGCTGGTTGTTGGTCACTCGTCGTCGTCCATCAGGTACGCCACGAGCTGGCTGGCGTTGCTGCCGGCGTCGGGCTTGCCCTCGGCCGGGGAGCCGAGCTTGACCTGCTGGGCTGCCATCGAAACGGCGGCCTCGCGGGTGGCGAGCTGGTCGGGGTCTTCCAGGAGCGACGCGACCTTCTCCTCGAGGGTGAGGTCCTCGTTGAGGCCCTTGGCCTCCATCTCCTGGGCGACCTTGACCGCGCGGTCACGCAGCTTGAACTGCGTGTTCTCCGCCCGGAGCTTGGCGTTCTCCTCCTCGAGGGAGGACGCGCGCTTGGTCAGGGCCCGCATGGTGCCGGGAACCTGGTCGAGCACGGAGTAGGCATCTGCCGTCTTCAGCATGGTCGGTACCTCCTCTACACCGTCGCCGGGACGTCGGGAGCTGCGGCGGGAGCGGCGGGAGTGCCCTCCTCGCCCTCGGCCTGTGCCGCCTCCTCGAGGAGTTCGGCGAAGGCCTGCTCGGCGCGTTCCTGCTGGTCTTCTTCGTCCCGAGCGTCCTCTTCGGTGTCCGGGGTCTCCGGCTCCTCCGAGATCTCGGGCTCTCCGGCGAGCTTCCGCAGCGCCATCTTCAGCGTGGCCTCCTTCTCGTGGCCTTCCTCGCCAGAGAGGACCCGTCGGAGGAGCTCGCGCGCCGCTGCGGTCGCGATCTTGGCTCCTGCCTGGTCCGTCGCCGTGAGGTTCTCCTTGAGCTTGGAGTCGGTCGCCTTCGACTGAGCGGGCTCGTCCAGGACCTTCTTGAGGTCCTTCTTGGGTTCCGCCTTCGCGTCACGCTTGGTGAAGTCGATGGCGGCGTTGCTGTCCGCGATCATGGAGTCCTGACCGCGGGTCTTCATGGGGGGTACGCCCTCGCCGGCCTCGGTGCCGGGGAAGTCGCCGCCGTCCACCGTCGTGGTCGACGACGGTCCGGCGGAGATGGTCGCGCCCGAGTTCTCCTCGGACAGCTTCTGGAGCACGTAGTCGACCAGGGGGCTGGTGCCCGGCTTGGCCGACCCGGTCTTGGGCATGTTGTCCGGGTCGATGAGCGCCTGGGTCGGGACGCGGAGGTCGGACATGGCCGGGGGCTTGCCCTTGTCCTCTCGCTTCTCCCAGCGCGCGACGGCCTTCTCGGTCGGCTCGCCGTAGGCGCCGCGGTGCTCCTCGATCTTGCGCATGGACATGTCCCGCCCACGCTGGCTCCCGTACAGCGCCCCTGCGGGGCCGCCGAGGGCCGCGCCGCCGAGGCCGCCGAGAGCGGCTCCGCCAGCAGCACCGGCACCGATGGCCCGACCGGCGCCACCGCCGAGGACCCTCGCCGCCTGGGCACGCAGCCCCGGGACCAGCATCGCCAGACCCGCCAGGCCGGCACCGCCGAGGCCACCGAGGGCACCACCGCCGAGACCGCCAGCTGCGGTTCCGGCAGCGCCGCCGGCAGCGCCGCCAAGGGCCGTGCCCCCGGCGACGCGCATGCCACCCCGGAAGCCGCGGCCGGTTCCCCGGGCGGCCTCCTGGCCCTCGGCGAACCCGCTGAACGGGTCGGACAGGGCCTGCTTGACGAGGGCGTCAGCGAAGGACGCCGGCACGCCGGCCTCCTTGAACACGCCCTTCTCGGGGTAGCCCTCGGTCGGGACCGGACCGCTGTTGTTGCCGGGCGCCTGGTTCTCGTCGGTCTCCAGGGCCGTGGTCGAGTCCCCGGCTGCGAGCGCGGGGCTCTCCAGCTTGGGGTCGGTCGGCAGGGTCATGGTCTTGGACTTGTCGTGCTTGTAGGGCTGCTCGCCCTCACCGCCCGGGCGCTGCTCCTGCGTGTTCTGCAGGGCGTTGCTGGGCGCCGGGGACTCCTGGAGCCCCTGGCCCATCGGCGGATCCTTCGGCGGCGTGAGGGAGGCCGGGGCGTTGCCCGCGTCCTTCTTCTCCTGCCCCTCGACGGCCACCTTCTGGAAGCCCATGGCCTCGGCGATGAGCAGCGCCTCCGCGACCTTCTCCTCGTTGGAGCGACCGTCGGTCATCTCCGGGAGGTGCGTCGCGACGTGCTCGACCGCGCTGGCCAGCTTGTAGCAGTACTCGTAGTTGATGGAGGCTTCCTTCGCCTCTTCCTTGTCGTCGTCCTTCTTCTCCAGGAACGGCGGAAGGTCCTTCTCCTTCTTCTCGTCGGAAGCGGGAGGGGCCTCCTCGGCCGTCTTCTCCATCCTCTGCTGCGCTTCGGAGAAGACGCTGCTGAGCATGCTCTGGAGAGCGAAGCCGTGCTGGTCACCCATGTGTCACCTCGTGGGGGCCCCGGCCGCCGATCCTGGCGGCAAGGTACCTGTCACTTGTGGGGGCGTGGAGGTTTCGCTGACGCCCGTGATGTACTCCGCCTTCTGCCCCCGCGCCGTCGGCGCCTTGGGTGTCGGGACGGAACTCTTCGGGAGCTTGGCCTTGGGGAGCTTGACACCGAGCGACGCGCCGATCTTGCGGAGCTCGTCCTGGAACGCAGACAGCCCGCTGGGCGAGAACGCCCCCGACTGCTGACTCCGCGCTGGACCTGTGCCCGTCATGCCTCACTGCCCTCGCGTCCTAGCCCTCGAGCAGGTGACCGTAGCCGGACTGGGCCAGCATCTGCGCCGCGATGGCGTCGACCTGGCTCTGGTCGGCGGAGGCCTCCTTGGTCTCGTCCTTGTTGCTCGCGCAGGCCGCGCCGTCGCAGGCGGGGTCACCGCACTTGCACAGCTTGCCCTCGGCGACCTTCTGCTGCAGGAACTCCAGGGCGCGCGCCTCGGCGACCTTCAGCAGGGCCTCGGGGATCTCGGCGGGCTGCTCGGCCGCCGGCTCGGCGGGAGCCTCGGCTTGCGCCGCCATGGCGGTCTTCTGGATGGTGTCCAGCTCGTTGACGAAGGCGTGGGCCATCTGCCGACCGAGGAAGTCGGCCTCCCCCATCTCGGCCATGGCCTGCTTCTCGGGGTCGGTGAACTGGGGCGGGACCTCGCCCTTGTCCTCCTTCTCCTCCTTCTTCTCCTCCTTCTTCTCCTCGGCGGGGGCGGCTTCCGCGGCCTCCTCCTCGGCGAGCTTGGCGAAGTAGAAGTTGGCGACCTTCTCGACGTCCGCGTCGTTGAGCTGACGGATGTCGATGCCGTCGGCGGAGGCCAGCTTGTCCAGGAACTCGTAGGCCGCGGCGACCTTCTCCTGCTCACTGGGCTCCTGCGTCGGTGCGGCCGTGCCGTAGGCCTCTGCGAGGAACTGGTTCATTCCGGACATGTTGGCTTCTCCTCACGCTGGGTTGGCATACGCCAGTTTGGCAACCAGCCCTGGGTTTTCTGCAGCAATTCGCTGACTGACCTCGGGACCCAGGTGCTTCGTGGCGTCCCAGTACGCGCGAAGCAAGTACATCAGAGGCCCCAACGAAAACAATCCTGCCAGCGAATCGTCGGTAATGGCAACAGGGTTTCTTGTGAACAACTTGGCCAGCGGGTCGCTGGCTTCCTGGTGGAGATGCGACAGACTGTCGCACCCCCCTCCCGCCAGGAACCGCAGGAGGGAGTGACGGTACCCGTTGTAGGACCGAGAGATCTCGTCCAGCAGGGGCATCGTGGAGCGCACCTCGTTCCGAGGTGGCGGAGGGGTGACGGAGATGACGATGGTGATCCGCTTCTTCAGCGGCGCCCCCATCATCGACCTCGTCGCGAGGAACGGATGCAGCAGCCTGTGCAGGTCTGGGAGGGGCGACCCCATCGAGAACGGGCTCGTCCCCAAGCACGGGCTGAACACCTGATTCCTGGCGCCCAGTTCGTTGGCGAGTGCCCCGTTTCCGCAACGGGACAGCACGAGATGTTGGAACTCCCGGGGCTTGAGCACGATGCCCAGCTTCCCGGCAGTTGCAGCGATGCTGCCGAGGTCGTCTGCGACGGAGCCTCGGGGCTTGGAGAGGGAGTCGAGGATGCCGCTGGGGATGTCGGGCTCGACCCGCTCCAGCAGGGGCATCGCCTTCCCGGCCGCGCGGTCGGGCGGCAGCTCCTTGATGATGTCGGCGAGCTTCTGCTCGACGGCGACCTTCTGGTGGGCGACCTTCTCCATCTCGTCTTCCTGGAGGAGGGCCAGCAGTTCCTCTTCGGGGCTGGCCACCTTCTCCACGGCCCCGTCAGTGTAGCCGAGGTCGGCCGCGCGGTCTGCCGAGCGGTCGGACAACGACTGTGGCGGGACCGAGATGAAGGACTGCTTCCCGGAGGACAGCAGGCCCATCACCTTGGCGGTCTTGTCGGCGCCGATGAGCACGAAGGAGATGTCGAAGAACCGGGGGTACGGGTTCCAGACGAAGATCTGGCGGCCGTCCGGCAGGATGAGGTTCGGCTTGAACCGCGGGTCCTGCTTGTTCATGTGGTGGCAGTAGTCGTTGCGGGTCTTCGACTTCTGGCCACAGAGGGAGCACGTGTCGTACTTGACGCGGCAGCCCATGGAGACCGGGAGGTACTCCCCGGCCTCGAGCTTCTCGACGATGTCCCAGCCACCGGCCTTGCGGCACAGGTCGTGGTCCAGCGCGACCACCAGCTCCACCCGGCGCATCGCCTCGTGCCAGACGGCCAGGTCGACGACGCCGTACTGCGGGTGGTTGTGGGGGGCGTAGGGCTTGTTCTTGTGGTGGCGGAAGGCCCCGGCGTCGTAGAAGGTGGTGAACCCGTAGGGGGCCTTCGCCGCAAGTGCGCGGCGGGCCTCCACCTCCCACGGAGGGATGTCGTCCCAGCCGTCGGGCTTGTACCTCAGCGCGTCGATGGAGAAGCCGTCGGCGTTGATGTTGGGGCCGTACAGCTCGGTGGCCCCCAGGGCGTTGACCAGGGCGTAGGTCTTGCCGTCACGCGGCTTCAGGTGGGCGATGAACTGCTGCACCTCGTGGTGGAGCGGCGCAGCTGTCTTGACCAGCTCCGGCTCTCCCGGGGTGATGATGTGCGAGCGGGGGCCGCTCTCGTCCTCCCCCGCGTAGTGCAGCAGCTTGAGCATGGACTACTTGAGGAGGCCCATCGCCGCGTTGAAGGAGGCACCCCCCTGCGCGGCCTGCTGGCCGAAGGGGCGGCCCATCTCCTTGCGGGTACGGGCCAGCTCGCCCACGGTGCGGTGGTCGATGGCGTCCGCGTCGGCCACGCGACGCACGAAGGTGCCGGCCACCAGCGGGTCGCCGGCCAGCTCGGGGTTGAACTTGTGGAGCGTGTTGAAGGCGTCCTGGAGCTCCTGGGGGTCGTAGTGCTCCAGCTCCGGGTTGGCCTCCATCATGTCCTTGTAGTCCTTGCCCTTCTTCACGGCCTGGACGAAGCGGTCGACGCCGTGCACGCCCAGGGATCCCAGCATGGCGGCGCCGATGCCGCCGGCGGTGAGTGCCGCGCCGCCCGCGCCGATGGCGGCCATGGTCGGCAGGGCGTTCCGGCCGGTCATCGCCTGCACGAACTTGAGGGGGTGCTGCGCTCCGCCGCCCCGGGTCGCGGCCCGCGCCGCGTGCTCCACGGCGGCCAGCATCTCGGGGGTCAGGACGTTGGCGACCTTCTCGGCCCTCGCCTCGACGTGGCGGACCTGCTCCAGGGAGAGGGAGCCCTCCTTCACCATCTTCGCAATCACGTCTCGAGCGCTCATCGCCACCTCACTGGTACCCGAGTGGTCCCTTGATGGTACGGAACTTGGCCTGCTCCTGGAACTTCAGGGCCTTGGCCGTGTCCGACGTCTGCTTCAGGCCGTGTGCCCCCAGTGCTCCGCCGGCGATGGCCATCGACCCGGCGACAGGGTGCTGCCACAGGAGCTTGGGTGCCGCGGCCGCCGCGTTCAGCACCCCGCCGAGCTTCTTCTGCCCGGCCATCGTGCGGGCCACCACAGCGACTCGCGTTCGCCTGGCCCAGTCCTCGCTCACGTCAGGGCCGCCCGGATCTCCCGTTCCTTCTCGACGAGGATGGCCTCGGCGGTCTTGAACAGGTCCCGACGCTCCACGACGTCATGCAGCTGCTTGGTGACCACTGCCAGTGGGCCTGCAGGATCCACGACTCGAGCCTGAGCCGCAGCCGTCTTCGCAGGGTCCGCCGACACCTCGAGCCCAGGCGCTTCCGCCAGCGTGCGATGCACGGCACGAACGAGGTAGTCCTTGAGCGCCGCCGTCTTCTCACCGAGCATCCCCTCCATCACCGCGCCGATGTCGGCGAGGTCATGCCCCTCGAGCATCGCCTGCTTGACCTGGTGGTTGAAGTCGCGCACGAGGTCGTCGTGCATGCGGTCGATCCCGCCCGCCTCGGCGCGCACGTGGTCCAGGGCGCCCAGCGCCTGGTCCCAGTCGCGCGTGGAGTGGGGGGCTGCCTCCGCCACCTTCTCCTGGGCCGCCGGGATGCCGAAGGCGTTGGCCAGGATGGCGTCGGACTCGTCCTCGTTCAGCGCGTCACGGAAGTCGGGGATGTCCCTGTCGTAGGCTGCGCCGGCAGGGAGGGTCACGTGTGCGCGTGCTTCCTTCTCCAGCTGGGGCAGGATGACCTCGGGGTCGGCCAGGTCGTAGACGATGTTCTTGACCGCGCTGGCCTCCTTGTGGAACAGGGCCGCGTAGGTCTCCTGGTTGGCCGCCTCGATGACGCGCCGGATGTGCTCGCCACCCCACTCGGGGTGCTGCTGAGCCAGCTTCACGATGGAGTCGTTGAGCGGGGTCTTGTGGTCCAGGTAGGCCTTGCTCGCCTCCTTGGCCATCAGCAGGAGGGTACTTGCCGACACCTTGGTACCCTTGGTCGTGGAGAGCATCTCGTTGAAGTCGGACATGGACACCTCGAGCAGGGTTGGCCTCCCCTCGTTATAGGCAGTGGCCAGAGACAGTGTCAACGGCAAAGCCGGGGCGCTTCCTGCTACAAGAGAGGCAACTGGAGGTCCTGATTCATGCCCGAAATGCTGACCAAGAAGGAGGCCGCCACCTTGCTCGGAGTCTCCGTCCGCACGGTGGAAACCTACATCGGCCGCTCGATGCTCACCCGCTTCACCCAGGGCCGGTACACCATGCTCCTCCGCGACGAGGTCATGGAGCTGGCGGCCGACCGCGACGCCCACACCGGGTCGCTCCTCAACCGCAAGACCCTCCTGGACCTGCAGAGGCGCGTCCTGCGGCTCGAGTCCAACCTCCGGCTGCTCACCGAGATCCACGAGATCACCCTCCCCCCGCTCCAGCTGGACGCGGAGGAGTGCGTGGCCATGCTGGAGATGGCGAACCGCGCTACGCTACACCCCTCCGTCGAGGAGGCCGCTCGGTGGGTGGAGCTCTTCCCCCGGCTGGACGAAACGGTGTTCCACGCCATCCACGAGGCGACGAAGGAGGACACGCCGGAGCTGACGTTCCTCAAGCTCTGCCTCGAGCTGCAAGCCCTGGTGCGTGGGCAGCCCGACTACAAGACCGACCTCGACGCCCAGAAGCTCCACAGCCGCCTGGAGTTCTGCCGCAAGCACCTCCGGGGTGCCGTCATCATCTACATCGAGACCTACCGGGACGAGGCCATCCGCGACCGCTTCCTGGCGCTCAGCACCCCCAACGTGGACCCCAAGGGCGACGTCCTCGCCATCATCCGCAAAAACCGCACCTGATCAGCCATAAGACAAGTGGTTGGACAGGAGGACTACATCCCGTAGTTCTCCCGTCCTTGCGGCCGCAAACCCCCAAGAACGAGGAGTACTCATGTCCGCAGACCCCGTGAAGAAGGTCGACGCCAGCAAGGCGCCGGTCACCAAGGCTGAGGTGGTGTCCATCGTCGAGGACAAGTTCGGTCGGTTGAAGGACCGGCCGACCAAGGCCTCGATGGACAAGAGGTTCGACGAGGTGGTCAAGGAGCTGTCCGGTCAGGGCGAGCTCGCCGCCGAGCTGCAGGACCGGCTCGACGGTCTGGCGTCCTCCGTCGAGGCGCTGGCCGAGACCACCGACCCCAAGCTGGTCGAGGCCATCAAGGAGAACATCGAGCTCAAGATCGCCCAGATCGAGGGTTCGGTGTCCGAGGGCCTCAAGCGCATCGAGACGGCCGAGGCCACCGCTCAGGCGGCGGCCCACCACGCCAACTACCTCGAGAAGCAGCTCGGCGTCAAGCCGGAGGATGAGACCATCGGCCAGAAGGCATACCGGGCCCCCATCCGGTTCGCCAACTCCTCCCCGAAGGTCCGCCACGGCATCCAGTTCGCCATCGGCGCCGGTGCCTGGCTCCTCATCGCCAGGCTGCTGGAGACACGGTTCGCCCTGCCGACCGGCTGGGTGGCCATCCTGCTGGCTGGCGCCACCGGCGTCGCTGTCGGTGAGACCCTCTACGTCGGCGGCAAGCTCCTGCTGCAGACCGTCGAGGCCTACCGCCTGAGCACCGCGCCGGTCATCGAGGGCCGCACGGTCTGATACCCCCGCTACCTCGCGTGGGTGCGTGGGGGCCCGCATCCGCGGGCCCCCACGTCGTAGCCCTATGTTTCCTGCTGTACGGCGAAGATGTCGAGGCGGGGGATCCGGAGGGTGGAGGCCAGCAGGCACAGGAGGGCGGAGTGGCAGGTGTCGTCCGTCATCTCTGGGGCCAGCTTGTACTCGTCGAGCCGGAGGGACTCGTTGTACTCGCTGAAGATGTTGGTGAAGTCCGTGGCGTAGGGCTCACGGAACTCCTCCCACTTGGGGAGCTCGAAGATCTGGCGGTCGGCGTGCTTCAGCGCGTTGAAGAAGTCGGTCATCACGGCCGTGCGATTCACCATGTACCGCTGCTGGCCCGCGTCCCACCGCCACTTCTCGTTGGGCTGGCTGTACTGCCACTTGATGACCCGCTGGGGGCCGAAGGTCTTGATGAGCTCGTTGTTCGGCCAGTAGCCGCCGCCGAAGTCCACACCCACGACGTCGACGTTCCAGTTGCGGATGAGCTGCTTGAGGAGCTCGAGCTGGGTCTCTGGCTCCGACTCCTGGCCCTCGAACCTGTGCACGTAGAAGTAGGTGAACTTCCGGCTCCCCGGGAGGTACGCCCCCAGGGTGGCGACCGTGAAGCTCTTGTTGCTCCCGCCGGTCCAGTCGACGCCCATGAAGACCCGGGCACCGCCCATGTTCTCCCGGACCTTCTCCAGCCCCTCCCGCGACATCGACAGCTCGGGGTTGCACAGCGCTCGCAGGTGCCTGCGCGTGATGGGGCGGGTCCCCGAGTCGTAGCTCAGGCCCAGGACCTCGTTGTAGAACTGGGCCCGGCCGTAGAACTTCTGCTTCTGGAGGATGTCGGTCCACCCGATCCAGGGCACCATCAGCTGCGGGATGCGGAAGCCCTCGAACGGCTCGGGGATGTCGGGCTTGGGGTTGAGCGACCGCCAGTGCGCCTTGGGGTGCATCGGGTCGATGGTCTCGCCGCACTTGTCGCAGATGGGGCCGTGCTTGCCGATGTTGCGCTCGCCCAGGATGTTCCAGTGCCAGCTGGCCGGCCGCCGGGGGAGGCCGTGGCGCTCGCACGGGACCATCCACTCGTTCTGCCGCGAGTAGTAGACCCAGTAGTGCTCCATGGGGTTGTCCGTCGTCTTCGGGGTGCCCGAGTAGACGAAGATGCCCCAGGGGGAGTGGGAGGCCGTCTCCTCGATGACCGGGATGTTGGTCATCAGGATGTCCTGCAGCTCGTCGATGGTGACCATGTCCGAGGGGATACCTCGAGTACGGTCGGCGTTGTGGTACGCGTAGCGCAGGGTGATGTTGCTGTGGTTGATGAACTTCTTGAGGTGGATGTTGTCGGTGAGTTTGGTCGTCGTCCAGGACGACAGGATCGGCGACAGCGTGATGGGATCCGACAGTCTGTCGCGGCTGAACGTGTTCGTCTGGGAGTGGGTGGGGGACACGTACAGGCACTTGAAGCCTGTGTTGAGGCAGCACATCGACAGCATCCGGTTGCCGAGCATGGTGCTGTTGTGGGTGATGAACCCATCGGCGATGAAGCTGTCCGTAGCAGCCACCGTGATGTCGTAGCAGGGCTGCTCCCCAATCTCCACGTACTCAACGACCTCATCCCAGAACAGATCCGTGTCCAGGTGGGCCTCGAGCTCGTCCACTGCCTCCTGGTCGAAGCGAGCATCGGCCCGGAAGAACTCGACGTACTCCCGCAGCTTCGCCTTGCTGGGAGAGTACTTGGGCTTCTCGCGCAGACCGGCCGAGCGGAGAGAGGGCTGGGGCACCCACCGACCTCGACGAGCGTAGCCCTCGCGGGAGCGGTGGATGGCTTTGATGTCCTCCGCAATCTCCATCGGGTACGTGTCGCGGTTGCTGTTCTCGTCAACGCCCAACAGGGGGAGGTGCTCGGTCTTGCTCAGCGCGCCTATGTGCTCGACGAATCTACGGGCGCCCTCCTGCGTCTCGACGCGGAGCTTGTAGGCCCACTTGTCGGTCCCCAAGTACAACTTCGGCTTCCACCTTCGGAAGCTGGTGGGGATGCCGAATTTCCAGAGGAGGCGTTGAACATCCCGCGCCAGCCGCTCGGATACGGTGTCGTACTCGATGTGGTACGAGGAGTCCTGCAGGCTGCAGTGCCCATCGCCGGCCCAGAGGCGGTTGAGGAAGAGGGCCGTCTGGCCGGGGGACAGCTCGTAGACGAAGTCCGGAACGAACTTGGTGTGGGAGGTGGTGCCATACAGCCCCCACTGCTTCAGCTTGGTCGTGACCGGGTTGTCCACGCCAGGCTCAGGCTGAACGAACGTCAGGACCCAGCTGCCGTCACTGTCCGTCTTCTCGTGCGGGTTGTAGGGAATCTCCAGCTGAACGCAGGCGTCGAGGACGTCGTCGAGCAGTGCCCCCTCGTTCTGCGTGAAGTTCGGGGAGCTGCTTCCACCACAACCCCCCTCCGCAATCATCGCCCCAGCGAGAGCCACCCACTCGTCCTTGAGGACAGACCCTCCTCGGCACGTGAAGAACCCGGCCTGCCTTGCCACGGCCAGCCTGGTACCAACACGCAGATCAGAGCCCTCCGTCCAAGATCCCCACGTCCGCATAGGGTGTGTAAGTGCGATGATGATCTCGTGCCCCTGTCGGGTCCGCATCCGGACGCAGGGCTTGGAGTACTCCTCAGACTTCCAGGTGACTTCCCCCGTGGCGGTGTGAGCCCCGTCGGGAGCCAAGCCAATGACTCGGTCACCTACCTCGATGTCCTCCATCGTCTTCGGGGCACCGGACACCGTCGTGACTACTGAACACTTGTGCAGCGTCTTCTCGACCTGCCGGCCACACTTCAGCAGGACGCGCTTGGCCCCTGTGTCGTAGATCCGTCGGAGGTAGCGACGCTCCTTGTACGAGAAGGGGACGACCTTGTTGGCCTTCTGGTCGACCACGCGGATGGCGTACTCGGTGAAGTCCGAGGGCCGGGCGTAGACCATGGACTCCGGGTCGTGTACCTCTTCCCTTCGGGCGAGGGCCTCGTCCCGACTCACACCTACCCGGGCCAGCCCTGGGGAATGAAACAGTGGCTGATGCACACAGCCTCCTTGTCAACAAATCTGGGTACAGGCAACCTTACCATACAGAGGAGACCATGACCGACAAGCAACCTGTCATCCCGTTCGACGCCATCATCGTGGACCCCGAGGTCATCGAGAATCCCAGGAGGGACTTCGGTGACGTGGAGGGTCTCTCCTTCCGGATCAAGACGCAAGGACTCTCCGATCCCCTCGGCATCTGGTTCGACGACAAGGGCGACGCCTACCTGGCCGACGGCATGCGCCGCTACCTCGCCCTCGAGATGCTCTCCACCGACCACCCCGACGACTTCGCCGCTCGCTTCCCCGACGGCGTCCCCTACTACAGCCTCCAGGGCTCCCGCCGCGACGCCAACATCGCCGGCATCGTCCTGGACGTCGACCGCAAGGCGTACACCCCCGCCGAGATGTGCGTGGCCTGCGAGACCCTCGCGCGCTTCGGCATGTCGCCGGCGGAGATCGCCACGACTCTGGGTGTCTCCACCCGGCACGTGCAGCGGCTGATGAAGCTGAAGAAGGATGCCACCTCCGAGCTGATGGACAGCGTCCACAAGGGGGACGTCTCCATCGACGCCGCCTACGACTACTCCCAGAAGCCCCCGGAGGAGCAGAAGCAGGCGGCCGACGCCCACACGCAGGAGAAGAAGAAGGGCCGCAAGAAGGGCGACGTCACCAAGAAGCGCCAGCAGGTACGTCAGCAGACCGGCCGCAAGTCGGGCAAGAAGACGGTCAAGCAGCTGAAGGGGCAGCTCGGTGAGATGACCGCCCGGCAGGAGGCCATGATGGAGGTGAACCGCGACAAGCCCACCACCATCCAGGACATCGTCAACGACGGCGCCAACGCGGGCCGCGTGGTCGCCTTCACCGCCGACATCAACAACCTCCAGGGACGGATCGACGCGCTGGAATGGGCCCTCGGCGAGAGGGAAGATCTGGACTGAAATGGGCATAAGGGAGCCAACAGCTATGCCTAGAGGAGGTGCACAACATGCCGCAAGCTGAGAGTGGTCCCACCGCGTTCGAGGTCGAACTGACGTCCATCCAGCCCTTCTTCCGTCCCCAGAAGAACCAGGACAAGGGAGGGATCGTCATCACCTACCTGCCCCGCATCGAGGTCGACCTGACCTACATCCACCGGATGGACGACGGCTCTGTCAACCAGGGCCGCATCCGCGTCATCGACAAGCGTCTGGGGCAGCAGGCTCCCTGCCCCAACGCCACGGAGCTGCAGGCCCTGGTCCGCGAGGCGCGGAAGAAGGCCGGGCTCGAGGGCGTGAGCCTGCTCGGCCGCAAGGCGCTGGTCGAGGAGGTCAAGCCGAGGGGTGGGGGTCGCCCGTTCCTCCGGCTCTGCCGGGACGATGGCTGACGGACCGAACAAGGGTGCGGGTGGCTCCGGGGATTCCCCGGGGCCGCCCGTCGACCGTCTATTAGCCCAGAGGCTGGAGTGGGTCGAGGCGCTCTACGGGTCCCTGCACAGGGCCTGCGGCAACCTGCTCAGCTCCAGCATCAGCGAGGACCCGACCCGCAAGGACCTCGCCACGGTCACCTTCCAGCTGCAGCACCCCCTCGAGGACGGAAGCGACCGCTACGTGAAGGACCTGGTCACCCAGTGGGCCAGGCTGAACGATGTCGAACCCCGGTCGGTGGAGATCACTCCCCTGGCCATCACTGCCACCCTGCACATCAAGTACCGGGGCGGCGGAGGAACCAACTACACCCCATGGGACAAACGGCCAGTGCCCTCGCGACGAGGCGGTGGCTTCGGAAGAAGTTCAACGTCCAAACGGAGGAGGGGCAGATGATCGTGGCGGGGCTGGACGAGGTCGGCGTGGGCCCCCTGGCGGGGCCTGTCGTCGCCGTCGCCGCCCTGTACAACGAGCTCGTCTGCCCGTTCCCCGAGCTCTTCGCCCGCGTCGTGCGGGTCAAGAACCACCGCTACCGGGACAGCAAGCAGCTGACCCCCACGGCGCGCGAGCGCCTCTTCGAGCCCCTCATCGACGCAGCCGTCGACGTGGGCATCGGGTGGGCCACCCCCGAGGAGATCGACAAGCTGGAGATCCACGTCGCGCACAAGCAGGCTCTACGGCGCGCCGTGAAGGACCTCGAGGTCTCCCCCGACATCGTCATCGTCGACGGCGAGAAGTACAAGCTGCGCGCGCTGGGCCTGCCTCAGCTGGCCCTGAACAAGGCCGACCAGCAGTGGTGGCAGGTGTCCGCGGCCTCCATCATCGCCAAGGTCTGGCGGGACCGCCTGATGCGCGAGTACGCCGAGTTGTACCCTGGGTACAGGTTCGACACGAACGTGGGGTACCCGACGGCCCACCACATCGAGGGCCTCAAGAACCAGGGGGCCAGCCCCATCCACCGGATGCGCTACACCGAGAAGTTCCTGGACAAGGGCGCCCCGTACAGGTCGGCACGGAAGGCCAGCTTCTGACTAGAAGCCCATCCGGCGGACGCTGTCTGGGATGCTGAGGTTGGGGTTCCGCATCAGGGCAGCCTGGTAGGCGTCCCGCAGGCTCTTCGTCGCACGCTGGTCGAACTGCGCCGACATCCGCTTGGCCATGAGCTCCGTGGGCGAGGGCGCCCCCTTCGTCATGATGTCCGCGGTCCACCCGGCCGACCCCACCTGGCGGCGCAGCCCCTGCGGCATCAGCGCGCGGATCCACGCCGGCGCCTGAGCGACTACCTCCGCGGACCGGATGGTCTGCTGGGGGTAGTTCTTCACGGCGCTCTGCAAGAGCCTCGGCAGCTCGTCGAGCGACTGCTGGATGACCTTGGAGGAGACCACGGCGGATGTCTTCTTCAGGGCGTTCTCCAGTCCCTTGTAGCCCCGCGGCATCTCACCTGCGTCGTAGGCCGACCGGAACGCCCGAACGTGCTTGCAGTCGCCCCCACCGTGCGACTTGCGGTATCGCCAGTCTGGGCAGGTGCAGCCCAGGCGCCCAGAAGACATCAGCTTCAGCTGGTACTTCTGGGGCCCGCTCAGCGACTGCACCTTTTTTAGGTGGGTTCCCTCGTGCAGAGCCCCCATGGCCCGCACGTGCCTCTTCAGCTTGGCGTCGGCCTGGGGGTGTAGCAGAACCGCCTGCCGATAGCCAGGGCTCCGTTGCAGTCGTTGTCGGAACGTGCCCCAGTCGTCCTGCGACAGACTGTCGCCGGTGACGATCTCCTCGGCCATCTCGAGGTGCCGCGGGGTCGGGATGACGGGGTCCGCGGCCGCCAGCTTCACCCGCTCGCGCACGGTCGCCAGGACCTGCTCGCTGGAGGAGGCCACGTGCTCCTCCATGGCCGCGGCGGTCTTGGTGACGTTCTGCAGGAGCCACTTCGTGCTCTGGTCGCCCTTGCCTGTGCGCCGCAAGATGAACTCCTCGTCCCCGCGTCCGCGGTCCAGGCGGAACTTCAGCTTCCCCGGCTCGGAGTGGTGCACCTCGGTCTGGAGCCGGTCCACGGCCTTCACGGTCCCCGCCCCGTACCCCTTGCCGATGAGCCCACGGAAGTCCATGTAGCGCAGGGTGTGGTCCGGCTGCTGCACGGCCAGGACCTTCTCCCCCGGCCGGGGCACCAGGGCCTTCGGCAACGCCCAGGAGTGCGCGATGCCCGTCTGTGTGTCACCGATGCGCAGGTCGATGTGCGGCCCCGCCTTGTGCGCGTGGTGCAGCTGGGTGACGAACTCCATCGTCTGCGGGCTGGTCAGCTTCGGGGGGTCGGTGCGCTTCTTCTTGTTGGGCAGCCCTGGCGCGTACTCACCCAACTTGGCCAGTTTGTTTTTGTGGAAGAGGTTATCCAAGTTCTTGAGGTATGCGTTGTGACCCTCCAGGGGGGTCTGCGCCCCGCGCCGCCCAACTAGACCGAGCGTCAGCACCTTCTTCCGTGCAGAGCTCACTACCTCGTCCATCGGCTTCTTCAGGCGAGTCACACCCGGTACGTCATGCACATGACTGAAATGCCCCAGAACTGGCGTCAGCTTGTCCGCGCGCGCCTTCTGGGACGCAGACAGGCCCCCACCAAGTCGGAGTTGTATCAGCCTCCTCTGAAGCTCTTTGGCCTCTCTCCGTACGGGGCCCCCCCAGAACCTGTCCCACAGGGACCATTTCGGCGTTTCCGCCTTACTGATTAGCTCCTCGGCACCCGGGAACGGGTGGGTGCCCCTCACCCGCATGAAGTTCCCACTCGGCAGCTGTTTGTACGAGGCCACTTGCGCATCGGCGAGTTGTCCGCCATGCACCACCCTCTCGTAGTAAGGGGACCACCCAACCTCGCTTCCGAAGTTCTTCCGGGACCTCCCGAGCGCTGTATTGATGCGATGTAGCAGGCGGGAGACTAGGGGGAGGTTTCGGACGTCCAAACCCTCATGCCTCGTCCATGGGCCCTTGTCTCTGATCCTTCTCGGGTCATAGACTGCGAAATAGACATCCCCCAGCCCCTTCTCCCCTGCAGGCAGGGACCCAGCGTAGTTCCTGGCGACCTCAGAATGTCCGGTGACCCAACGAGACCCAGGAGGCGCAGGGCTTGGTGACGGCTGGTGACCACGATACGCCCATTGGCCTCTTTTCGCATCCAGTCCCTTGATCACTACAGACTCCGGGGATGCCCAAAGCATGCGAGACCCGGGCCCGCCGCCTGGGATGATCTCCGGTTCCCCATGCCGCCCAGACAGGATGAGGCGCTCTGTCCCCTGCCGCTCGGCCTCTTGCATGGGGGTGAGGGACCGCGGGGATCTCCCCTTCCGCCCAAGGAGCACGCCCCTCCTGGCCGCCGCATCGCGGGAGGGCGCCACGCCCTGTCTCCAGCGAGAAGGTGTGTGCGGTTTTACGGCGCCCGCGAGCTCGTCGATCTGACGTGCAAGCGCGACAGGGAGATCCTGCTTCCCAAACCCGTAGTTGTACTCTGCGAGGGCTCGCCGCGCAGTGATCCCATGCCGCTCCAGTTCCCTCCCCAAGACGCGTACAAGCAGCCGCTCGTTGAGCGCCGTCTTCTCCAGTCCGACCTGCTCCGCCCCCAACTTGTCCAGTTGGGTTTCCAAAATTGGACCCGTAGTAGGGGCGTTTTCTGGGGAGAAGTCCAAAACGAATTCGCCAGACCCACGCTTCTCCCGGTCCTTGCGCAGCCTGCCTCGGAACTCCCGCTCAAGGGAGACGCCCTTCCGGTACTGGGCCGCTGCGCCGAGCGTGCCCACGCCGGCGCCTACACCGAGGCTGGCAAGGCCTCCCGTCATCTCCGCTGCGGTGATGGGCAGGATGTAGCGTGCCTTCTCGGGAGTGACCACCTGCCTCCGAATGAAGTCCTCGATCTGACCCCTCGTCAGCTTCTGGTTCCCAATCTCTTGTTGGAGCCTCTTCGCTGCAGCTTCCGGGGTGATCTTGTGGATGTTGGCAAACAGCCGACTCGCGGCATCCCGGGACACCCCGAGACGCTCGACGGCGAAGGTGGCTGCCCTCTGCCCCACGCCACGCTCGGCCAGCACCTTGACGATGTTCTCTGGAGAGACCCCGGAGTCCCGCAGGATCTGAGCTGCGCGCTCGGGGGTGGCCCCCTCCATCGCCTGGAAGACCTTGCCTGCGCGCTCGGGGGTCACTCCGAACTGCTCCAGGCGTCGAGTCTGCGCAGCGACGTCCAGCCCCTTGGCAGACATGTGCTGCCCCACGCCTTCCAGAGTCGCCCCACGCTGCCGTAGGATCTGCGCAGCCTGTTCTGGGGTGAGCCCGTGGGCCTCCAGCATCTTGGCCGCCTGCTGCGGGTTGGTGACCTTCTGGAGCTCCCCCCAGACCTTCTGTGCGTTGGCCGGAGTCACCCCACGGGCAGTCAGGGCGTCCGTGACGAAGGACGGAGCGAGCCCTCGGCTCGTGAGGTAGTTCGAGACAACCTCCTCGGACACCCCCTTCTGCCTGAGCCAGGCACCTGTCTGCTCTGGGGACAGCCCCTTGACCCGCTCCATCGCATGCCCGATGTGCTCAGGAGACATCCCCCGCTGCTTCATGTACGAGGTGATCTGCTCGGGCCCGTAGCCCTTGCTGTGCAGGAAGCTGGCGATGTCGTCGAGGGAATACTCCCCACCCGCCCGCATCTTGGAGCCCACGTCGTGGAGTAGGTTGTTGGGGGCCCCACCCTTCCCACGGAACAGAGAGCCAAAGGTCACGCCCTTGGCTGTGTCCGCGACGTCCCTGACCATCCTCTCGGGGACGTGCATGGGCTGGCCACCCTTGTGCACCCCCCGCATCCATCTGTGCAGGCGGGCACCACGGGCTAGGCCCTTGAAGGGCGCGGCAAACCCCTTGGTGAACCCGCGCGCTGCCCCCAGTGCCCGCTGACCAGCCCCTCCCCCGGTCTGCGCTACACCACGTGCAGCCCCGAGGATGCCCGAGACTGTGCCGGGAAGGAGGACACCGCCCCCCACCAAGCCACCCGTGACAGCTGCTCCGTACCCCGCTGCATGCCGTGCCTTCGCGCCGCCCGTCGGGTACCGGCTCTCCGTGCGCTTGGACAGACCAGTGGTCCACGTACCTGTGGGGTCCATCCCGGCCGCGAAGTCTCCAACCAGGCCGCCAGGACGGAACTGCCTCTCGGGGACCACGTACTCAGAGGAGGCCAGCTTCTCTTCGCCCTGAGCTGCACCGGTCTTGCTCATCTCCTCGCGGAACAGCTCCCGCACCGTCGACGCGGTCTTCACCGAGGGGAAGAACAGCTGCGCCCCCACCTTGATGAGTGCCTCGGTGATCCGCTTGCCCCGCACGTCTCGCCGGCGGAGCAGCTTGGCGAAGTCGTCGAACGACATCGTGGTCATCGAGCCGAAGAACTTGGGGTTGTCGTAGTGCTTGAGGTAGGCCGCCTTCGCCTCCTTGGCGGTGCGGAACCCCAGCATGCACTTGTCCTCGTCGTACTCCTTGTACTTGGGGCGCTTCATCTGGTGGACGATGTACACCACGTCGGACCCAGCGTCGGGGCCGACGAACACGTCGACGGGGTCGCCGTCGGGGCCCATGGTCCGGCGCACCTCCCCGTAGTGGTGGTGCATCCGGGTACGGCCCGTCTCGTTGCTGTTCTCGTCGGTCCAGACCCGGTCGGTGCCTCGCTTGTTCTCCACCAGGATGTCGAGGCCGCGGAAGTTGATGGTCCCCTGGTAGGGCCACTGCTTGCGGTTCCGCTTGGGCGGTGGGCCGAGTCGGACCTGCTTGGCCTCCTTCACGTGGCTCACCTTGACCTGCGGGGCCGCGGCCGACCACTCTCCGAGTACTGGGGCCCCACGCACGCGCATGTACCCCCCGCCGGGCAGTTGCTTGTACTCGGCGAGCAACGAGCGGGCGAGATCATCAGCAGTGGCAACCCCCTCATAGGTAGGCGACCGGCCCCAGAAGTTGCCCTTCCTCCGGAGTATCCCGGCCTCAGCCTCCCCCAGCAGGGCCTTGAGGGCCTCTGGAGACTGGGCACCGACCTCTCCCTCAGCTAGGGGTCGTGCAATATGCGGCGTCCACCCGCCCGTCCAATCCTTCGCCCGGCTCAAGTCGTGCGCGGAAATGCGTGCCTCTGCGGCGAAGCGGCTGGGCCGGCGGGCGTACCCTGCAGCGACATCGGGGTGCGCGGTAATCCATCTCTCTCCCGGCCCGCTGCCTCCCAAGGTGGAGAGCGCCCTGGACCCCTTGTACCCTATGGCATCGGGGTTGTACGTAGTCCCCCCCAGGACGGCCCCCTCTTCGGAGACGGTGCTTGGTACCTTGGGGACGGCCGCGCCCGCGCCTTGGTGCCTCCCGGACAGCATTGTCTCCCTGCCCCTCTTGGCCTCGGCTGCGGCTCTCTCCCAGTACCTCTTCTCCGCCATGTCGACGAACCGCTTCCTCGCGGCGTCTACATTCCGCGCCGGGTGGTCCAGTGGGAGGCGCGTCACCATGCGTGTTGCCTTGAAGTATCCGGCGAGCGGGTCCAGCCCCGCTCGCACATCCGGGGAGGTCTTGATGGCAAACCCCACTATGCCCTTGCGCAGCCGCTTCGGGATCTCCACCTTCCCGTAGTTGTGGATCAGCTCGTCCAGAACCTCCCCCGCCTTCAGTCCGTGACGCTCCAGCTCCTTACCGAAGGCGCGGGCGAGCAGCCGCTCGTTGAGCGCAGTCTTCTCCTTGCCCACCTTCTCCGGCAGCTCCTTGTCCCCCGTGGAGTCCTGCCACTCCTTCAGGGTCTCCTCGGAGATCTCCCCGCGCGCAGCCATCGCGTAGAATTTCCGTCGCTGCGCCTCGGACTTGAAGGGCACTACGCTACCTCACTTCCCGCTGATGGCGAACCAGCGGCTCGGGGTCTTGGTGTCCGGCTTGTACCCACCGGAGCGGAAGAAGCCTGTGTTCCCGGTCTGCGGAGAGAAGATACCCTGCCACCTGCCAATCTGCTGTGGGCGCGTGCCTGACACCACGTCCGCTGCTGAGGGCATGATGTCCTGCAGCTTGCTGGTGGCCATCGCATGCTCCCGCTCCAGCTGCGGGCCCATCTTCCGGAACTCCGCCTGCAGGCGGGGTTCCTGTCTCCACATCTTCAGCATGTCCCCCGACCTCTTGGCGGACCTGGCCGCCTCAGTCTGCAAGTGCCCCGAGGGGCCCCAGTACCCAGCCTGAACGTAGGGGTGGCTGTGTACCGTCGTCCGCTTCATGATGGGGCCGCTGGGTGTAGCTGCACGCCGCATCTCAGCATCCGTCAGGCGGGTGAGGCGCGCCATCGCCGCGGTCTGCCCCTGGGTGTCCGCGATTCGGTCGAGGCCTGCCTTGTTCCGGGTGTAGATGGCCTTCGCGCGCCGGCTAGCCATCGCACTTCGCGCCTCACCTCCACCAGATGCACGAACGCTCGAGGGCTTGGGGAAGGCGATGGCACTGAAGTCCGACCCCCTGTACCCACGGATGAGGTGGGGCGCCCCGCCCGGCACAGAGACCTGGCCCGCCTCGATGCCCTCACGCCCCAGGCGCGCCGCGGACTCGCGGAAGCCTTCAGAGATCCGAGGCATCACCGAGTCCAGTGGGAGACCCTGACGCTCGGCCCGCAAGACCTCCTTGCCTACCACACGCCAGTCCCCATGGAGGACGTGCTTCTGCATGTCCGGGCGGACGTGCCGAGCCAGCCGCTGCGCTGCAGACCAAAGGGCCTGCACGTTGGCCGCCACCTTCTCCAGGCCGATCTGCTCGAGCTCGTCTCGGAAGGCGGGGACAGAGGGGCGCATACTCAGAACCCGAACACCTGGTGCTGCCAGGCAGTGTGCCTGCGCGGGGAGTTGGCTACCATCTGGGCCACCCGCCACGCGGGGTAGGCCGCCAGGAGAGCGCCGCCGAGGGCGCCGCGACGAGCGGCCCACTGCTTCGCCGTCGCCACCTGCGCGTCGGTCAGCAGGTGCTGAGCCACCCGGCTCCCTGCGACCTGGGGCAGCGCGGCGCGCCCAGCCAGGCCGCCGGCGAGGAGGGTGCCCGCGCCGCCGGCGAGCCCCCACATGTTCCCCGTCGGGTCGACGGGAGCTTGCATGGGCGGGGGGTTCTGCGCCAGTTTCACGACCCCGCTGGTCTTCTCCCGCTCCCACCGCCCCTTCGGGGTGTTCAGCACGACGGGCCGCAGCGCCCGGTAGCGACGGAGCTGCGCCCTCCCGGCCTCGGGGGCGTGCCTGGCTGCCTCGATGTTCAACATCTCCCTGAACTTCAACGCCCCCTTGAGGTCCGTGACCCGCTTGGACTGGGGAGCGTGGGCGTCCTCGTGCACCAGCCAGACCGGGCCGTACTCGTGGGCGTGCAGCCGGCCCCGCCGCCAGGTGTCACTACCTCGGGGCTCGCCCGGGAGGCGGACGGCGGGGAGCACGCTCTTCTGGAAGCCGGGGAAGCGCTTCAGCAGGTCGATGTCCCGTGGGATGGCCACCTGGGGGTGCGTCCAGTTCTTGTCCATCCCCTCCCGGATGGCCTTGCGCATCGCCTCCAGCCCGGCCTCGCCCTCCTCCAGGGTCTCCAGCATCGGGATGTCCTTGTCCAGCAAGAACGACTTCCCTCCGCGCGAGTACTGCTTGTACTCCGCCGGTGCCTCCCTGCGCTTGAGCCGCTCGCCCCAGCTCGCGTCGGGCGCTCCCACGGTGAAGGGCACCAGCGGCTTGGGCTCGGGCATGGCCGGGGAGGGCAGCGCCCCTACCTCGACCGCCAGCTTCAGGAGGTCAGGAGGCACGGCGCAGCTTCTCCGCCAGGCGCTCCCCGAAGGTCGCAGTCATCCGGACCAGGTCCTCGGTGTCCCCGCCCACCCCGGGAGCTCGCACGGCCCAGCTGTCCACCTCCTCGGTGTAGGAGCCGACGACGTCGTCGGACGGGACCCCGAGCGACTCGAAGACATCGCCGAGGACGTCCCGCATGTGCAGCTCACCGGGCCACCGCCGCAGTGTGCCGCGGTAGATGTGGTAGATGATGTTCCCGTCCTTGAAGACCCACTCGACCTTCACCGGACCGAAGTCCACGAGCGGGAGCGTGGTGACAGGCTTGATCTGGATTCCCTGCTCTTCCATCAGCTCCCCTTCTTCGCCCCGCCGTGCAGCGGGATGATGTCTGCAGTGTCCGTGAAGGTCCCGTCCTTGTCCACCAGCTCGGACAGCGCCGGTGTGTTCTCGTCGTTGGTCTCCATCTTCATCCGCTCGAAGTCCTTGAGCAGTCGACGGAGGGCGTGCTCGCTGGTGGTCGCCTGCTTGTACAGCGCGAGGCCGGTGCTCGCCAGGCTCGAGAGCATGCCGATCTTGTCCTTGTGCAGGGGGATGACCTTGTCCACCTCCACGAAGTTCAGGTACACGCGACGCAGCATGTCCTGGATCATCTCCTGGGGGTCGACGCTGGGGTCCAGCCCCATCTTCGCCAGGGCGACCTTGCCTCCGCACTGCAGCGCGGACATCTGGTTGTCCCGGATGAGCATGGTGATGGGCTGCTGGTCGATGATGGCCGCCCACTCCTCGAGGCTCATCGTGCTGACGTCCCAGAAGAAGTACTCGTAGGCGCTCACGCCTTCCTCGGTGAGCGTCACGCCCTGCTGGTCCCCGATCTCTCGGGCGATGAGGGCGTGGGAGATGCGGCCGAGCAGCCCGATCTCCACCTTCCTGCGCACCGGGTAGTCCCCCAGGATGGCCGCGGCTTCTTCCACCGCGGGACCGGGGTGGTGCAGGTCGTACACCTCGTGCTGGCGGAGGAAGTCCATCGACTTCTGGTGCCGCCGGTTCCTGGGCATGAACGGCTTGGGGATGTCCCGCAGGAGCAGCATGCGGAGGCCGTCCACGTGGTTCTCGTGGGCCGGCGGGAGCTTGCACGCATCCAGCTGCGCCAGGATGACGTCGGTGTGGCACTCGTCCGGGTCCTGCTGGGTCAGCAGGAAGAGGATGAAGCGCTCGCTCGGGTGGCGAGGCCGTTCGCCGAGGACCGTGCTCATGCCTGCGCCAGCAGCTTCAGGCCGTTGAGCGTCTCCTCCAGGGAGAACAGCGCCGTGCGGACCGAGCTCTCGTTCATGATGCGGAGGCCCATCCGGGTGGCCATCAGCAGGTCAGCCAGCCGGTTGATGGTGTCCTCCAGGTACGGGATGTAGGAGAGGAAGACCGACACCGTCTCGGGGGTGAGGAACCCCAGCGACAGCACGGCGTCGACGGCGGTGCCGTCACCGACGGCCACGTCGGCTGCCTCCTTGACCAGCAGCCGGGGCTCGGGGAGCTTGCCCCGCACGGCGCTGGCGGTCTTGATCGAGTCCTCGTAGACCTCGACGAACGGGGTGATCTGCCGGAGGTTGTTGAAGGTGAACGACGCGCCGCCGAACTCGGCGGCGACGGCGAGCTTCTCCTTGACCTCGCTGGGGTTGGCCCCGGCGGAGACCAGGAGGAACTCGGCCGCCGGCCTGTCGATGAAGCTCTTGACGGAGTCCGCCAGCTTCTCGAACGGCCGGCCGCTCAGGCTGTAGACGGTGCCGTCGGTGATGACCTCGCCCCAGTCGGCGATCTCCCGGGCCTCGGACTCCTTGGTCAGGGCCGCGGGATCCTCCACCAGCTTGGTCAGCTGCCCGGTCAGGGGGAGGAAGCCGAAGTGCTCGGGCACCCCGTACATCCCCTCGCCCATGGGCGTGATGACCTGCAGCTGCGGGACCACCTGCACCTGGAACTCCTCGCCCATGTCGGTGCTCACCGAGTAGGTGCGGGACTCCCCGGTCTCGTCGAGGGCCTCGATCTGGAAGGGGATGGTCGCGCGCGCCGTGCCCTCGGAGATGTAGTAGAAGCAGCCGTAGCCCTGGGGGTCGGAGTGGGGGAGGTTCACCCCCTGGCCCACGCGGCTGCCCGCGATGGCGCCCTGGATGCTGTACTCCGAGCCGTTGGTGAACAGCGCCATGGGGAGGGACTCCCCGTCGAAGCTCAGGAGCTGGGGGAACACCCAGCCGACCAGCTCACGCCCGTCCAGGGACACGACCTTCCACTGGCCGAACTCGGCGATGGCCTTGAGGTCCAGCTCCGGCTCCGTCATCGGGGTGGGGCCGGCGTCGGGGGACACGGTGAGGTTCTCGCCCTCGCCGAGGCCACCGATGGCTTCCTCGCCCGCCATCTCCTCGACCTGGGGCTGCACCATCTCTGCCTCCTGGGGCGCGAACGCCTCGGAGTTGGCCCACTTCACCCGGTACTTCCCGCTGGCCAGCTTCTCCACCTGGATGACGTTGGGCTTGATGCGCTCGACCACGGAGGACCACACCTCATCGGACGAGGCCTTCTCCATCTCGCTGGAGCCCGCCAGGAACCCGAGGCTCGCCGCGGCGTCGGGGTTGTCCCGGAACCGTGCCTGCACGGTGGGGTCGGAGGCGACGATGTCCGCCACCTTCTCGATGGTCTGGTTGTCCATCAGCGGCGCCAGCGTGTACAGCAGCGGCGGCAGGTCGCGCACCGAGCTGGTCACCTCGCGGCCCGTGGAGAGGAAGCCGCCGCGGTTGCCCACGAAAGGGGGCTCGAGGTTGTTCTCGATGTTCACCTCGGGCGGGAGGTTCCCGGGGGCGTCGAACTCCTCCGGCCGGAACATCGCCTGGCGGAAGCGCGCCTCCGTCAGCGGGTACGACTTGTCCCCCTTCATGAACAGGTCGAGCGGGTGCAGCTCGAACTCCCGGATGATGATGGGGATGCGGCCGTGCTTCACCGGCTGGGTGATCAGCTCGTCGCCCGGGGTCATCATGGTGGGGTTCTTCACCTCGATGTACCCGATGGCGTAGCCCTGCTCGGGGGCGGAGTCCGTGAGGTTCACCGAGATGTCGTACTCCTGGAGGAAGGGCAGCTGACGGTGCGCTTCCTGCAGGATCTGCTTGGACCACGTGGCGGGGTTGCTGTCCATCCGAGCGATGGACGCGGCCGTCTTCTCCGTGGTGGGCTGTGCGTCGAGGAAGAGATCCATGGCAGTCTCCTAGTTCACCGTGTGCTTCTTCGAGAGGATCGTGGTCGTCGGGTCTGGAGTACCCGGCATCAGCCCGGCGGTCTGACCAGTGACCGCCGTGCCGCTCAGGGTACCCGTGATGATGTGGCCGTGGTTGAGCAGCCAGCTGGCCAGGGAGTCCCCCAGCACCATCTTCTCCGTGGCCCCTGCTCCCACCTCGACCCGCCCATCGGGCGTCACCACGAGGCCGGAGTCACCCAGCTCGATGTTCGCGTTGGCCAGCAGCTTCACGCCGGCGCTGGTGCTCTGCAGCAGCACGCCGGCCTTGCCGTCCAGGTTCATCTCCTGGGTCGCCACCATCTCCACGTTCTCCGTGGCCTCCACTGAGAAGGACTTCTCGGTGACGATGTTGAAGTTGTCCTCGAGGGTCCAGGTAGTCACCCCGGCCTTGTCGATGGTGAGGTGCGCCACCTGCGTGTGCTCATCCGTGCCGTCGCTGTAGATGAGCAGCTCCAGGGCCACGTCCTCGTCGTGGTGGCCCAGGGAGAAGTCGCAGACGATCCCAGGGTCGTCCGCCTTCTCCTTGGCCTTGAGGCGCCACACCGTCTCCCGGTCCCCGTAGGCGTTGTCCGCCGGGGTCCCCACCTCCCAGGTCAGGTCGCCGCCGAACGTGTGCATGCCGTAGTTCTGGCAGAAGTCCCGGATGAGGTTGTTGATGGGGATGTACATCCGCTGAGCCAGCGGGGTGGACATCACCTGCAGCACCCCGCCGCGCCGGATGACGATGCCGTTGCGGTCACGCGTGCCCAGGTAGATGTCCCCGGGCCGGAGCTCCTCCCGGCCGGAGCGCCAGCGGGTTGCCGCCTCCTGGTCCGCGGACGCGTAGGGGCCGTAGGCCAGCACGAAGGGAGAGAGCGCGTCGCTGGGCCAGCAGACCCAGCAGCGAGCTCCCACCTCGGGCATGACGTACAGCCCCTCGCCCCCCTGCGGGTGCATGTACGGGGACGCAAACGGCATGTCACCCCAGAACCGCTCGTCGGGCGGGTCAGTGAGGATGTCCACCGAGTAGCTCGCTGCGTTCACGTTCATCACCCGTGCAGACTCGATGAAGGCCGGCCTGCGTCGGCCGTGCACCAGGGGGTTGGGCGGCACCTATGCACTACCCCCTCACGGCGCGGCGGACAGCCTGGTGGCCCTCACCGGCGGCGCCGCCGGCGGCGAAGCCCGCGCCGGTCAGGCCGGCTGCGCCCAGACCTGCCCCACCGAGGGCCAGACCACCCGTGGTCCCGGGACGCGCGGCCATCCACTTGGACGCGTCACCGAGGCGGTTGGCCGCACCGATGTGCCAGGGGGCCTTCACGGCCTCACCACCGGCCTTGGCTGCGCGTCCGGCCATCACCTTCGAGCCACGCTGCCCCAGGGACTGGCCGAAGCTCTTGGTCATGCTCGCCACGCCCTTGCCGATGGCGCCGAAGATGGCGACCTTCTGCAGGCCGTTGCCCATGGCGCTCAGGAGGGCCACCTTCTCTAGGTGGGTCAGTCCCTGCTCGGTGGCGATCTTCTCCATCTCGTCGAGGGCACCGGCCCTGAACGCGTGGAACACTGCGGTCTTCTCGAGGTCGTGCATGCTCTCTCCTCAGTACTTGAAGCTCGTCACCCCAAGCGGGGGCTTCCCGAACTCGGCTCCGTAGGCCATGCCCGGGACTGGGTGCATCCCGTGAATGTCACTGCCCCAGTTCTTCAGGGCTGCGTCCACCACTGTATCTTGCAGGCGCTGGTATTGCATACGTGCCATCCAGTCGGTCTGCATGTCCAGCGGCGTCTGGTTCACCCCGCGCAGGACGGGGCGGAACGCCACTGGCTTCTTCGACTTCCGGTTGCGCGCTTCCATCTGCGACACCGAGACGAGGTCGCCCTTCAGCAGGGTCGGGTCGCCCGCGGGGTCCCGCACCACACCGAGGTTGGTGATGGCACGGATGACCGCCTCGGCGTTCCGCCGCTGGACTCCCGAGTCCTTGTACGCGGTGTGCACCTCATCCGTGAGGTAGTTTCTCACGGTGTTGATGTTGGTCAAAGGCAGAAGCTCGTGCGGGTTGATGGGTCCCGCCGACAGTCTGTCGCCGCGCTTCACGGCCAGGCCCTTGCGCAGGTGGAGGCCGGAGTGGACCAGGTGCTCGGGCACGTAGTGCCGCTTGTCCTCGACCCACACGTTGAGCCCGCCGACGTCCCGGTCCTTCTCGATCTTGGAGATGCGTCCGCCCCTGCCAGCCAGGGTCGCTGAGTCGGGCAGGGTGGACGGCATCTGCAACAGGTTCTCGACGCGGGTGAACGAGTCGGTGACCTTCCCCTTGGTGCTCGCCACGCCTCCGTGGTGGAACGCCTTCATGGAGAGCTGGGTCGCCGGCTCGCCCAGCGCCTGGGCTGCGATGACGCCGATGTTGGTGCCCGGCTCAGGCAGGCCACCACCAGGCAGCGTCCCGTAGTCCCTGGCGTAGATGCCCTGCGCCGCGGCACTGCGTAGTGGGCTGCGCACCGAGACCTTCTTCGTGCCCGCGTTGCGGATGCGCGTGATGACCTCGGGGGTGAGCTCCGTGTTGCGCGGCAGGGTCTCCCCCGTCCGCAGCTTGGCGGGCTTCGACAGGAACCGGCCGATGATCTCCCGGCTCTCGGTGTCCAGGAAGATCCCGTCCTCGGCGTCGTCCGGGGCGTCGCCCGGGATGACGAGCATGTTCATGGCCGAGTTGACGATGTCCTTGGTGAGCGCGCCAGGCTTGGCGGTCTCCTTGGTCTTCTGGATCATCGTCTTGCGGGCGCCCTGCATCGTGGTGAAGTAGCTCGCCGTGTCCAGGCCCTCGGCGTAGCTCTTCGTGATGGGGATGGGGATGGGCCTGTCGGCCGCGTCCTTGATGAGCATCGGGGCCACGACGATCTGCCGCAGCTGGTCCCAGTCTCCGCGGGCGCCGGAGGACACGAGCTCGAGCGCGTTGTTCTTCTCCCTGGCCAGCTTCGGCTTGAGGATGCGGGTCAGCTCGTTGGTCGCCTTCTGGTACGCCTCGGCGGCCAGCCGCTCCCTCTTCTCCTCGGAGATGTCGCGCCGCTTGTGGATGGCGGCCACCTCCTTGTGCGCCGCGTTGACGATGCGGTCGCGGATGTTCCGCTGCGGGGTGAAGTCTCGGAGGCTGACGGAGAAGCCGGACTGGTAGGCGTAGTTGTTCCCCAGGTCCTTCAGCTGGTTGACCGCATCCCCGAAGTCGTTGGGGTGCTTCTCGGCCAGGGAGGTCAGGAGCTTCCGGGCCTCCCCCTTGTCCAGCAGGTAGCTGGGGGTGTGCAGGAGCTTCGTGTTCCCCCGCTCCCCCTTCGGCAGCACCCGGTCGATGAGCAGCCGGCCGAGGGTCGTCTCCTTGCCCTTGACCGTGATGACATCGGTCATGCCCAGGCCGAGCTCGGCGGCCTCCTTGGCGGCCTCCTTGGTCGACTTGAACTCGTGGCCGGTGCGCTTGCCCCACTTCGTCAGCCGGTACAGCCCGAGCTGTGCCTCGTGGCCGGGCTGGTACATCAGCCGGCCCGAGGTGGGGCTGAACAGGTTGCGCGAGGGGAACATCTTGTGCGCCTCGCTGACCGCCTCGTGGGTGAGGGGGACGTAGGCGGACATGGCGTCGCCGTCGAAGTCGGCGTTGTACCCGCCGGTCACCAGCGGGTGGATGCGGATGGCCTTGCCTTCCACCACCTTGGGTTGGAAGGCCATGATGCCGAACTTGTGGAGCACGGGGTCGCGCTTCAGCAGCACGGGCCGCTCATCCAGCACCCGCTCCAGGGTGCGGCGGGCCAGCTCCGTGTCCTTCTCCACTTCCTTCTGGCCCTCGAGCGGGGTGAACCCCTGCTCGGTGCGCAGCTTCCGCACGATGAAGGGCTTGTAGGTCTCCTTCGCCAGGGAGTAGGGGATGCCCACCTCATCCAGGCCCATCGCGGGCTCGGGGATGATGATGGACCGCATCGACAGGTCCTGCTTGCGGCTGATGAGGTTCTTCTGGAAGAAGGAGTCCTTGGGCTGGGGCACCCCCTTCATCGTCTCCATCACGCCGCGGTACTGCTGCTTGTTGATGTTCTTGCCCGTCATCGTCAGGGCACGGAGGTCGTCGTACAGCTCCGCCTGCAGCTTGCGCTTCTCCCCCTCGGGCAGGCCCGGGTCGAACTCCTTGAGCTGTCGGTTGGAGATGGCGAGGTACTTGTACAGCCCGTTGATGTCGCGGGTGTTGAGGTCGCCCCCGTCCATCACGGAGACCGGCCGCATCGACGGCGGGAGGACGGGCACCACCGACATGAGGTAGGCGTCGCTCGGCGTCATCTCGTTGGCCTGCAGAGCCTCGAGGTAGCGGGACTCCTTCCTCATCTTGGCCAGGGCTGCCGGGGCGTCGGTCTTCTCCATCTTCCGGCGGAGCTGCCGCAGCCGCTTGTCGACGTCGATGTCCTTGAGCTTCTCCCGGATGGCCTCGGGCCCGGACTTGCCGTCGAGCTCGTCCTTGCCCGCCATGATGGCCTGGTACTTCTTGTTGGTCAGCCCCGTCAGCGTGAGGATGGCGCGCTCGAACACCGGGTTGGGCATCGACTCGGCCAGCTCGATGTGGCTCCACTTCGTGCCGTCGGGGCCGCCGGTGATGCGGGGGTCGAACAGGCCACCTCGCTCGGGCTTCATGTCCTTGCCCTGGAACATCAGCCCCGCGTCTGGCAGTGCCCCGTTGGACATCTGGACGACCTGGGCATCGGTCAAGGGGGACAGGTTGATCACGCTGCCCCGCTTCGTGGGGTTGATCCCCATCACGTTCATGTACCCCTGGAACTTGTCGTAGGCGAAGGAGGTCGTCGGCGGGGGGAGGGGCTCGCCCGACTGCAGCGCGTCCCACAGCTCGTCGTTGCGCTGGGTCTTGTAGGTGGCCATCTCCCGGATGTTGGCCTTCGCTCCGTGCGCGAGCATGGCGTACATGCCCAGCGCGTCCATCGCCTGGGCACCGTGGGCACCCCCGCCCTTGGGCACGCGGTTCACGTCGTAGCCGTAGCCTGTCCCCCCGGACCTGGCCGCAGACTTCTTGGTGACCTGGTGCTTGAGCTTGAGCATGTACTGGTCGCCCGTCAGGGTGTCGCCCAGCTCGGCGCCAGTCTGAGGGTCGACCAGGGGCTCGGTGTCCTTGACCCCGGCTGCGGCCAGCTCCTTCTTCAGGTCCGAGATGTAGTCCTTCTCCCCGCCGGCGAAGTTGTTGACCACGTAGGGCCGGCGCTTCGTGGACAGCTTGCTCGCCGCGGTCTCCAGGACCTGCCCGAGGTTGATGCGGCCGGGGATCCCCGCCGGGTTGAGCAGGACGTCGAGCTGTGCGGACCCCTTCTCCGTGGGCCTCGGCATCTCGTGGTCGGGGATGATGGCGGTGATGACGCCCTTGTTCCCGTGGCGGCCGACCAGCTTGTCCCCAACGCGGGCGGGCTCCTCGGTGGCGACGTGGACGTCGACGCCCTTGGGGGTCTTCACCACCCGGATCACCTTGCCGCGGGTGTCGTTGTCCCAGGTGAGCGGCCGCTCGACCAGGTCCTTGACCAGGCTCTTGTGCAGGCGCTCGAGGGCGCGCCGCTCACTGGTGGGGGCCGGCTTCTTCAGGGAGGCCACCAGGATGTCGCCCTCGGTGACCGTCTCGCCGACCCGGATGATCCCGTCGTCGTCGAGCTTCTTGAGCTTGGAGTCCGGCGCGCGGTCCGGGGTGGAGTAGGCGCGGAACTTGTCCCGCTTCAGGACCGTGTCCTTGCCGATGGCCAGGTGCTTGCGGTGCATGTGCTGGGACGTGAGCTTCTGCGCCCCCGTCTCCGAGACCACGATGCCGTCCTCGAAGTTGTACCCCTTGTACGGGAGGTACGCGACGCGCAGGTTCTTCCCCAGGGCGAGGGTGCCGCCCTTGGTGAAGTTGGAGTCGGCCACCAGCTGCCCCGACTTGACCTCGTCCCCCACCTTCACGACGGGGTTGGAGTGCAGGACGCTGGACGCCTCGTTGAGGGGGAAGTGGTCGTAGAGCTGGACCTCGTGCTTCTTGCGGTCCTTCCCACGGATGACGACGGCGTCGGGCTTGATCTCGATGACCTTGCCCGCCACCGGAGCGTGGTGCGCGTTGAACCTGCCGAGGGTCTGCTCGAAGGTGCGTCCGCTCTCCGTCTTCACCTGCACCTGGGGCTGCTCGCGGTCGACCAGGGGAACGGCCTGCTCCTGCTGGCGCGAGGCCGTCATGGCGCGGACACCCTGGTTGTTCTGGAGGAACGGGATGAGGTTGGAGGACATCCCGAACAGGGCCTTGGGGGAGCGCAGGACGTAGTCCACGTCCTTGTAGTCGACCGTCTTCAGCTCCCCGCCCGGGCCGCTGACCGCCACGCGGCCGGAGGCGTCGGGGGTTGGCTTCCCGCCCTTCCAGGAGAACTGGTCGGGGTAGGCCATCGTGCTGTTGTGCGCCTTGTGGGCGTCGACGTTCTCCATCTTCCCGGTCTTGGTGTTGTAGGCGCGGATGTAGAGCTTCTTGCCCTTCTTGAGTGCGCCCAGCGGGAGCTGGAGGGTGATGCCCGTCTTGTCTCCCTCGGGAGTCTGGATGGGGTCGAGGAAGCCCAGGTGGGTCGGGTCGATGAGCCGGACCTCGTCGGTCAGGGTGTGCGTGGTCTTGATCCCACCCTCTCCCATGACCGTGGTCTTGGTCTGGCCGGACACGAACTCCAGGGGATTGATCTGCTCGGGCATCTGAGCGAGCTGGCTGGAGGTGAAGAACGAGCGGATGGGCTTGTCGAACAGGTCGGGGGAGATGACCTCGCGGACCCGCTTGCCCTTCTTGTCGATGTTGTTGGACAGCTTCGCCTTGATGTCCCGCTGCGCCCGCTGCAGCCGCTCCTCGATGAAGTCCTCGGTGGAGAGGGCGTCCTTGAAGAACAGGTGCTCGCGGTTGTCCTCGTCCTCCTCACCGCGGGAGATGCGCGCGAGCTTCGCGGCCGAGGCCAGCAGCGCCTTGGAGCTCACGTGGTCGAACTTCTTGCCCAGGGTGAGCACGGTGCTGTCGGGCCGGAGCTTGGTCTCGGCCAGGGTCTTGGCGATGTGCTCCTCGGCAGCCTCGATGCTGTCAGCCTGCTTCCCGGTGGACGCCTTGTAGAAGGCGCGCATCGCGACGTCGTGCTTCTCCTTCTTCCCTGCGGTGAGCATCCGACGGCCGAGCTCGCGCTCGATCTCATCGTCGCCCACCCCCATCGCCTTGAGCACGGGGTACAGGGGGATGTTGGAGTCGCCGTAGTTGATGAGGTAGCGGCGGTTGGCCGGGTCGAACTTCAGGTCGAAGCCCAGGCCCTTCTCCGCGTTCCACTTCGACACCAGCTGACCCTTGCCTGTGGTGCGGTGGTACACGCCCGACTTCAGGCGGAACTGGTTGTCGACCTGCCGCTCCTTGCCGTCGACGATGTAGGAGTAGCGGCGGGTGACCTTGGGGAGGTTGGCCACCCGGATGGCCCGGGAGTCCAGCTCCTTGCCTGACTCCTTGTCGATGAGGCGGACGTCGGCCATGACGGGCACGGTCCAGGACCTGCCCCTCATCTTGGCCTCTTGCTGTGAGCGGATGTCGTCGATGCTCTTCTTGTCGTCGACCCAGACTCGGTCTACTTCCAGCCTGCGGTCCCGTCCCTCGTAGGGGAAGGTCGACTCGATGGCACCGCTGACACGGTCTTTGAGGGCGTCAAACGAGCCCTCTGGGTTCAGCGTTGTCATGAAGACACCTATTTGGTCCCCAGGCTACCCCTGCAAGGGGCTCAGTGGCAACTGTCATAAGGGGGATGAACCTACAATGCTGGAGGAATGTGTATGACCTACTTGGATGACGACCTCGGGGCCTACGCCGGCCCCGAAGACGACGATGACGACACCAACGACGAGGAGGACACGCCGGCCGAGGACGAGGACGTCGTCGACGACCCCGACGAGGACCAGTCCTCCGTCGAGGAGTTCGACGACAACATCATGGAGGACGTGGGGTACTGACGTGGAGGAGTTCGTGGTCATCTTCGGCCTCGGCTTCATCGCCGGCATGCTCCTGTTCCTGCGCGACATCCTCGCAGACTGGGACATGAGCCGGCAGGCGACCTGACGGAGGCCCACATGGAGTTCCCCGACGGGCTCGTCGCACTCGCCTACTGCCCCTTGTTGGCGCACTGGATCTGGGAGCTTGAGGGGTGCCCGACCGGGGCCTTCCTCATCACCTGCGACGAGGTCGACTGCACCAACTGTGCCCGCATGGGGGAGTTCCTGGGCGAGCACTCCCGCGGCCACGCGTGGGTCTGCCACGTGTGCGCCGACACCTTCGAGACGCACGTCGGCTTCTGGGTCGACGGGTACTGCGACGTCTGTGGGGGAACGATCAAGGGCCCATCCACCGGGCAGATCGTGGCCCAGGACGTCACCCTACAGCTGGTCGAAATCAATCCGGGGCTCCTCGAGGAGCTCCAACGGAAGCACCGCATCGTGGAGGAGCACTATGTCCCCGCCGACTCTGAGATTCGCTGACCGCATCCAGCAGCGCGCAGAGGAGGACGAGGGATGGGACGACGCGCTCGGACAAGTCCGGCCTCGTTGCTCCTACTGCGAACAGCCCATCCGACCTGGCGATGTCGTACTCCAGGTCCAGCAGTTCGAGGTCCTCTTCTCCCGCAAGTCCAAGCAGGACGTCTACCAGGACGTGCACATGGAGGACGGGGACCCGGAGAAGTTGTTCCACCTGGCATGCCTCGCGACTCTCGTACCGGCACACGTGCTCGGCGCGGAGCACCACCATGCTGACGTGTGACTACTGCTGCGAGGAGTTCGACTTCGACGACGAGGTGTTCGTCCTGACCGGCGGACGCTACGGCATCTCACCTCGCACCGGGAACGGGACCCTGGTGGACGAGGCGGAGCCCATGCACTACCACGCGCACTGCCTCATCCACTCCGTCATGGAGTCCGGGGCGGCACAGGAAATGCTCCAAGGGTTCACCGAGGAGATCCAGGAGGACGTCCTTCGGGCGCTCTGACTGGGGTGGGTGCGACAGACTGTCGCGCCCATCATTAGCCCTGAACTACACGATGGCCTTGCCCTCGGGCCGGCGCGGGGGCTTCACCTGGGGGAGCGGCTGCTGCATGGGGTTGAGCGTGTCTCGCTCGCCGCCACCGCCCTCGGACAGCTGCTGCACGACCATCTCGTACAGCTGGGGGCTGCCCATCTTCAGCCGCTGGATCGCCTGGCCGTAGGCGGCCGGGTTCTCCCGCTCGAGCTTGCGCAGGTGCGCCGCGATGCGCTGGGCGACCTTGCGGATGTCCAGCTGCCCGGACTGGCCGGGGTAGCTCGGGGCCTGCGCCATGGCCATGGGGTCCTGCGCGTTCTCCGGGTAGACCGCCACCTCGTTGGGCACCCCGGGGGCGATCTCCTCACCACGCAGGGACTTCGGCGTGCTGGCCGGCCCCTCGGCGTAGTCGGGTGGCGTGTCCTGCGGCTGCTGCAGGGACATCTGCAGCTCCTGGGCCTGCATCTGGTAGCGCAGAGCCGCCAGCTGCGACTCGCCCTGGGCTGCTGCCTGAGCCACCATCATCTTGCGGTTGGCCGTCACCTGCTTGGCCAGCTCGCCCTGCTTGCGCTCCTCCTCGACGTCCAGGTCCTCGCCCAGCTCACGGAGGAGGGTCCGGTCGGAGAGCTTGCCCATCTGGTTGGCCTGGAAGTAGATCATCAGGCGCTGCAGGTCGTCGGCCATCTTGAAGCGCTCGAAGCGCACGCCGACGCGCGGCCACCCGAGGTGGTCGCAGATCTGCCCCATGATGAAGTCGCGGACCATGCGCTTCTGGTCCTCGCGGTACCCGATGAACTGGTTCTCCAGGATGCGCATGGAGATGTTGGTGCCGGAGTACTGCAGGCCACCGAAGATGAACTCCAGGGGGACGTTCATGCCCGCGATGATCTGCTCGCTCCAGACCCGCAGCTCCTGGTGCAGGATGAGGGCGCGCCCCTGGCCGCCGATCATCTCGTGGCCGATGGGGATGGGCATGATGGGGACGTAGTTGGGGTCCTGCCGCCACCGCGCCACCTCGTCCTCGATCTGGGTGCGCCACTGGCTGAGGTTCACCATGCTGTAGGGGTCGCTGGTGTTGCTCCCAGCCTGGGGGAAGAGGACGCGGAAGGGCACGATGTGCTCCTGCGCAATCATCTCCTGCCCCTTGCGGAGGATCTGCAGGTAGAAGATGTCCTTGAGCACCGGCAGCACCAGGGGCATGCCCCAGCCCTGGTCCTTCTGCGCGATGATGGGCCGCTTCAGGTGGAAGATGCGGTCGTTCGCGAACACGACGGCCTTGTTCTTCCGCATCGCCTGGATGAAGGTGTCCGAGATCTGCTCCACCACCCGCTTGCGTCCGACACGGATGCGGTTCTTCAGGCGGCGGGGGATCTTGTAGTAGTAGACGGGGTCGGTCAGGCCCTCGTTGTGCTCGATCTCCACCCGCTCCGGGTCCCACCGGATGAGCCGGATGCCCTTGGGGCTGCGGAGGGTCTCGTCCCGCACCCGGGCGGCCGCGTGATGCCCGCACTTGGGGCAGCGCAGCATGAACTTCAGGTCGGAGAAGCGGTAGTGGGGGCGGAGGTCCTTGGCCGGGGCCTCGTGCCCACACTCACGGCACTCCAGGAACTTGACGAAGGGGAAGTGGACGGAGACGAAGGCGTTGCCGAAGTTGTAGTAGTCCAGCCCCACCTCGATCTGGAACTTCCGGATCTGGAGCTGGTCCTCGAACAGGTGGCGGTACCGCTCCTGGACCTTCTTCTCCTTGGTGTCGTAGACGATGGGGGTGATGGGGTACTCGGCCAGCTTGTAGACCACCGCGTTGATGAGCGGGTTGGTGAAGAAGAAGTACCGGCACCACCGCAGCATCTGCTTGAGGCGGCTGGGGAAGTAGGTCTGCGCCGCGTCGAAGAACGGGTTGGGGTAGGGCACCCCGATCTTCTCGTAGCCCATCGTCCCGCCGGGGCGGGAGGACAGCTGCATGGGCTGGGTCCCATAGGCCGTGTTCTGGAAGCCGATTCCCTGCATTACGCCTCACCTCTCGGCCGCAGCACGACCTGTCCCGCTGGCTGTGGGCCCGAACGGTACCCCTTCGGATCGAAGAGGGGCAACTCCGTGTAGGGGGGCCCCGCGGGCTGGGGGTTCTGCAGGCGCTTGCGCAGCTTCCCACGTTCGATGAGCTTGTCGATGCCCTTGCCCGGCAGCCCCATGGCCTTCGCGCCGAGCTCCCAGCCTCCGAAGAAGCCGGCGAAGCCGGTGGGCATGCTGGCCACGAGACCCAGGTTGCCACCCAGGTGCTCACCGATGCGCTCGAAGCGTCCCTTGCCGTCGCCGTGCGGATCCTTCTTCGCCACGGCGGGGATGGTGAACCCCGCACCCAGGCCGGTCACGATGCCCTTGCCACCCCAGGGGATGTACCTCCCGATCTGGCCCTGGCCTGTCCACCCACGGCGCGACAGCTCCTCTGCCAGCACCTTCGGGTCACGCACGGCCTGCATCAGTGGGATGCTCGGCTCGTACAGGTGCGCCTTGGCCGCCTGTCCCTCCAGGGACTTGGCAGCCCCGCGTGCGCCCGTACCTCCCAGCATCCTGGACCTGCCGGCCCACCGGCCCTGCTCGGCGGCAGTGCGCTGCGCTGCGGGGAGGGCGGCGCGCGCCGCGCGCACCTGCTCGAGCCCGCGGGCGTGTACGGCAGCAGCCGGATCCATGGGCAGGCCCCTCGCCCTCGCGAAGTCCTCCCAGGTCGTACCCAGCCGCTTCACCTCCTTGAGGAGGCTCTGGGTCTCCGCGCCCGCCGGTGTCATGTGGTGCCAGCCCTTGCGGAGGATGCCGCGGGTCTGTCGCGGGTCGATCAGGCGGGCCGTGGTGCTCAGACCTCCGGCCAGGCTGCCCGGGACCTCGGCCATCAGCCTGCCGAGGCGGCCCACCAGGTTCACCGGGTTGGCCTGCTTCTCCAGCTCGCGGTGGAACGCGGCCATGCGCTCTGGCGTCATGACACGAGAAGCCATGGCCTCACCATCTTCAGCTGCTGGGCCAGCTGACGCTGCCGTAGGTTCATGTAGTCGGTGGCCACCATCAGGCGGGCCACGCACACATCGACCTGTGTCTCCTGGAGGGTGGCTCCCTCCGACTTGACCTCAGCATACCGCACGCGCACGGGGTCGGGGTCGTTCTCCTTGTACAGGCGGAGGTTCCGGCCTTCCCCGCGGTGAGCGGTGGCCGAGTCGGGGGAGGGCTTCCCGTCGATGTTCTTGGTCCCCGCCCAGCGGCCGGAGCACACGTCGCAGAGGCCGTCCTCGGGGTGGCCCGGGCCCACGTTCCCGCAGTCCTTGCACTCGTACTTGGGGATAGCGGCATGGATCTGCGCGAAGTCCAGGGGCGGGGGGAGGTACCAGACCCCATCGTTGAGGCACGAGGCCGCCACGAAGCGGGCGACCTCCTCGGAGAAGGAGTGCCGGACGACGGAGTTGGCGATGTCGATCCCCGCCATCAGCTGGGCAGTGGTCGGAGCCTGGAGCACGTCGAAGCGGGGGATGTTGTTGACCAGGGGCTGCAGGGTCGGGGCGAAGACCTCCCACCCCTTCCAGAAGCCGTCGCTCCCGTGGAGGACCTTGACGGCCTGGATCTTGTTCTTGTTCAGCTCGCTGATGTTGATGCCGGTGCCGCGGCCGGTCTTCGGACCGAAGTACTGGGTGATGGCCTCCCAGATGGTGTCCGCGTCCCACTCCCACCAGTCCTTCTGGAAGGCAGTGATCATCAGGGCGTCGAGGACCACCGGGTGGGCGTCGTGGTGGGCAAAGATGGTCGCGGGCGTCAGCTTGGTGGACGCCGTGGGGGTGAGGTCGCTGGTCCCGACGTCAACCATGAGCCGGGGAGAACCCCGAGTCGGCACCCAGCCGTGCGAGGATCACCTTGGTGGGATCCGGCATGGACTTGAACACGCCGACCGGGTCCTTCGTGAACTGGTCCGTGAAGTCGTCGCCGAAGTGGCTGCGGAGTGCCTGCACGGAGTTGGCGGCGAGCCCCTTGAGGTCGCTCTCCGTCACGCGCTCGGCACCCTCCGTCCAGATGTACTCCTCGGCCGTCTTCACCTCGCCCAGCATGGTGTAGTAGGGGTCCACCACGTGCTGGTCCCACAGGTGGGACAGCCCGGTGGCCTCGTCGAAGCCGCACAGGGCCTCGGCCACGGTGCGGGGGTCCTCCCCTCCCATCTCGGAGGCGAACTTCTCCAGCGCGGGCTGGTAGCTCTCGGGGAGGTACTCCTTGCGGGCGAGCACGTACATCTTGGCGTCCGGGGCGCGCTCGTCGGAGGCGTACTTGACCACCGACCCCTCCAGCCGGACGTCCAGCTGGTCCGCACGCTCCGCCAGCTTGGTGGCGAACTCGCGCCGCTCCCGGGGGTGGAGCAGCAGGCAGCGGTCGGCGAAGAAGGCCGCGGCCGTCTTCACCTCTTCGTAGGTCCGGACGGGGAACTGGCCCAGGATGAGCTGGTCCTCGGCCACCTTCTCCTGCTCGAAGACCGCGGCGGGCTCCTGCCCGGTGACGTCGGCCATCGCTGCATCGTCCGCGTCGGCCTGCAGGTCCATCGCGACCTTCACCAGCTCCTGTGGCGGGGGCATGTGGTGGGCATCGTGGGCACCCAGCAGCCGCGCGGCCACGTGTGCCTGGGCTGTCTTGGGCAGGTAGTCCCTCTGGCTCAGGAAGTACTGCGTGCTGAACCAGGTGTTGCCCGGATCGACCGTGGCGAACTTGCGCAGGACGGTGTCCCCGTCGATTGCGGCCAACGCGAAGGCGTCGTTGGGCAGCTCGAGGAGCTGTTCGGGCTCGAGTACCGCCGCCTCCTTGGCGAAGTCGGGGATGTCTTCCGCGCTGGCGAGCTTGGGGAGCAGAGCCCCGCGGTCATCGTACATGTCCAGGACGACTCCAGCCGTCTTCATGCGGGCCTCCTCAAGGGACGTGTTCAGCCTGCATCGTAGGCATCGGCCTGGCGCATAGTCAAGCGAAACACCTGCCGAAAACCTGGCATAAGACGACCAAGATGTAACCCAGAAAACGCCGGAGAATCTATGCCAGGAACACTGCGATTCAGGGACCTCAACACGCAGCAGGTAGGGCGCCCAGCCTGCTTCGGGAAGGAGTACGACGACTCGACCTACGAGTGCCGGTACTCCTGCGGCCACAAGGGCGCATGCGGACCCGTGTTTCGGGCACGACACGGGGTAGCAGCCAGCAGCCAGGTGCCCGCAGAGCTCCCGCAGGAAGAAGACCTCCCTGCGGTGCAAGAGATCGACAGCGAGGAGGAGACCTTCTTCACCAAGCTGGCGTACAATACTGGCATCCAGACCCTGGATGCTCTCATCCGGGAACTCCACTACGCAGTGCGCAGCGTTCCCCGGAAGCGGTACTTCCCACAGAGGGATCGGTGATGCCCAGCGTCAGCACCATGTTCAAGGAGATCCGGAACCGGGCCCACTACGCGAGCCACGCGAGCCTGGCCAAGGCCATGGGCTGCTCCACCGAGTACATCCGACTCATCGAGAACAAGGGGAGGCTGCCCAGCGACAAGTTCCTCACCCAGTTCCTCCGCACGTGCCGCCCGCCAGCCAGCCTGGCGGCCGAGATACGACAGACTGTCGCGGAGCAGCGGCTGCAGCGGAAGCACGGCCAGGACCTCAAGGACTACAAGGGCTCGGCTGAGGTGGGGCTCCGCATCTGCCGCGAGATCACCCCCACGCTCACCGACGTCGGCCTCGAGGGGGAAGACCTCGACCACGTGCTGGGGCGCCTCCGCGACATCCTCACGGCTGAGCTGCGATGAGGTTCCTCTCCCTCCACCCGGACAAGGCATACCGGGGGTCCATGCTGTGGGTCCCCAAGGCCCTCATCCCCCTCGACGCCCTCGAGGCATCGCTCACCTACTGGTTCACCGAGAAGACGAGCTCCGGCGAGTTCGTGGCCCGGTCCGTGCGCGTCTGGGAGGAGGAGGTGCACCACATCGCACTCCCGAGGGAGTTCCCGCAGGAGCGGGTCCCCTGTGAGGTCATCGACCTCGCGCCACCCACAGAACGCATCGGCTACAACTCCACCATCCGCCCCCGGGACGAGATCCAGGCGGCGGCCATGCACGCGATGCGGTCCAGCCACTCTGGCATCCTCAACCTGGGGTGCGGCCGCGGGAAGACGGTTGTTGGGCTGGACCGCATCGCCTTTGGTCAGGGGCCCGCCCTGGTCATCGTGAACGACAACGGACTGCTGGAGCAGTGGCACGAGGAGGTCCTCGACAAGCTGCAGATGAGCGACGACGACATCGGGCACGTGGTGGGGCCCAAGGCCGAGTGGGATCGCCCCATCGTCCTGGCCACCGTCCAGACCCTGTGGCGCCGCATCAAGGACAACCTCGTCCCCGAGTGGGTCCGGCGCCGCTTCGCCACGGTGCTCTACGACGAGGCCCACCACATGGCCGCGATGGAGTTCAACCGCGTGGCCTCCTTCTTCACCGGGGACCGCTACGGCCTGACCGCCACCAGGCGGAGGACCGACGGCAACGAGCGCTTCTTCGAGATTCACCTCGGGAAGGTGGTCTACACCGACCTCTCGGTGGACGTACCCCCCGTGGTCTACCTGGCGCACACCGGCCTGACCCCCACCGCGGAGGAGCGCGACGGCTTCTACGTCAACGACAACATCCACGTCGTCAAGGTACGGCAGTGGCAGGCGAAGCACCCCACCCGCAACGGCATGATCGCGGGCCTCGCGCAAAACGCGCAGGAGGTTGGGCACAAGGTACTCGTCCTCTCCCATCTACGTGACGATCACATCCCCCGCCTGCAGGAGGTCCTGCCGGGCTGCGGGGTGATCTCGAGCAAGGTGAAGGGCAAGAAGCGGCTGACCAACCTGACCGAGAACGACATCGTCGTGGGCACCATGGGTGCCGCTCGGGAGGGGCTGGACCGGCCGGACCTGAGCGTGGGTATCTTCACCACCACCTTCGCCAACGAGAACGACTTCCAGCAGGCCACGGGTCGGCTGGCGAGGGCCTACGAGGGGAAGGTCTCCTCCGAGGCCATCTTCATCGTGGACAACATCCCCAAGTGCTTGGACCACGCCAAGCAGATCGAGCGCTTCGCGAGGAAGCGTGACTACAAGGTCGAACATTTCAAGCTGGAGTAACCGTGAGCAAGATCATCGTCAACCCGGACGTGAAGGACGCACCCGAGCCTCCCTTCCCGGCCGAGAACCTCGTCATCGTCTGCGCCTCGCCCTCCTACGGGTACATCGGGGTGGCAGACTTCCAGTCCGGCCAGCTCATGCGGCTGGAGCACGCTCTCGCCCTCGTGCCCGTGCAGGTGCGCAGCCAGCTCGCAACGCCGGGCGGGGCCCCCACCCAGGACACGGCCCTCATGCCCATCATCGGTGGGAAGTCCGGCAGCGTGTCGAGCCTGAACCTCCCCGCCGGGCTCCCCTGGTACCGCGTGGGCAACATGCACCCGAGCGACCGCGACACCATCTACGGCGCCTACATGGACATGACCCAGGATGTCTGGCCCAACCCGTCCGACGCGTGACGACTGGGCGCGCCTGCGCCTGGACAAGCTGGAGGAGCAGTACGCGGAGTGCGAGCTCTGCCCCGACCTCGTGGACACCGGCTGGTGGACGCGCAACAACATCGTGTTCGGCGAGGGCATGGCCAACGCCGACGTGCTGTTCGTGGGCATCGCTCCGGGCCAGCGCGAGGACGCGGCCGGGCTCCCCTTCGTGGGCCCGACGGGGCAGCTGCTCGACGACATGCTCATGCACATGGTCCCGCACGAGGACCTCAAGCCCTTCTACAACACCCGCAAGAACATCACCGCGGAGCAGTGGCGGGCCATCCGGCACACCCTCTGCGAGGCTGAGCGCTTCTTCTACACCAACGCCGTGCTCTGCCGGCCGGTGAAGCAGGAGTGGGACGACCGCCGGGAGGTGATGCGCCTGCAGAACCGCGACCCGACGCTCCTCGAGTGCAAGAACTGCGCGGACAGGCTGCGCCAGACCATCCGCATCACCGACCCCACCATCGTCGTCTCCCTGGGTGCGCCGGCACTGCACTCGCTGCTGGCCATCGACACGAAGTGGAAGGGGAGCCGCCCCAGCGTCCTGGAGATGACCGGGTCCATCCTGGACCTGCACATCGAGGGCGAGGTCACCACCATCCGGTACCCACTGCTGGTACTGCCTCACCCCGCATACCTGCTCCGCTTCTGGGACATCGACGACCAGGGCGGGTGGGTGCAGCGGACGGTCAAGCACCTGAAGCAGGCCCTCCGCATCGTCGATCTGACCCGCAACACCCTGTACCGAACCCCCCTACCGAAGAGGAAGTGATCTGTGGACCCCGAACTGAAGAACCAGCTGTGGGCTGACGCCCAGCGAGCCGTGGACGCCTTCGTCTCGGCCGACGAGCAGTACCGCGAGACCCTGGCCGAGATCGAGGCGGAGATGCCCGAGGCCTTCGAGGAGCTGTGGGACCTGCTCGAGAAGCGCAACGTCGCCGTCGTCGACGCGCGGAAGAAGGTACGCGCCGCCCGCGCGAAGATGGCCCCCTTCCGCACCCAGACCCGGCAGTCGGTCATCTACGACCCCGACGGCTTCATCCAGATGGCGCGCGAGGCCGGCCAGTACGAGGACCTCTGCGACGCCGGCATCATCAAGACCGCCATCGACGCGTCCAAGCTCAAGGACCACGTCGACGCTGCCACCATGGTCAAGTACAAGGAGGGCTGCGCCACGGTCGTCGAGACCGGCGCGGCCGTGTATGGCCCCAAGGAGCTGAGCGGTCTGAAGTGACAGGCCTCACTCGGCGACAGCAACCGTCCCTGGCCATCACCAGGGTGGCCAAGCTCAACCCCGACTCCCCCGAGGTCATGGAGACGTACCATGACCCGTCCGAACCCGTACCCCAGGAGGTGATGGAAGTGCTCGACAAGTTCGTGTCCCCCAAGACCAAGTCCCCCGCCCGGCTCCGGCTCGGCGGCGACCTCGCAGCCAAGGACTACGGCTCCGGCTTCGGCGTGTTCGTCAGCCTGGAGTTCGACGTGGACCCCGACATCCAGACCATCGACATGGCCGTCGAGGAGGTGGGCCAGCTGGTCCGCAACTACCAGGCCGAGCAGATCGTTCACTCCGAGGCGCTCTACCGCGAACTGGCCATCAGGGTCTGATCCAAGTGCTTGGGATTGCTGGGGAAATCCGCCGCTGATCCACCTTGAAATTCAAGGCTGAGAGAGGTAGTGTGGAGGTGTTCCCAGCCTCCCCAACCACTGGAGATATTCGTGGCAAGCCCGGAGATCATTCTGCTCACGAAGGTAGTCGAAGACGGGAACTTCAAGATCCTCAAGGACAACGAGATCGACCAGTCGTTCTTCACGACCATGGAGGGTCGCGCCGTCTACACCTACCTGCACCAGCGCTTCCACGACCGGGACAACTGGGGGTCCGTACCCTCCATGGACCTCGTCCGACACGTCGTCCGCGACTTCTCCCCGGTGCACACCAGCGACAGCATCGAGCAGCTCGTCCGCATCGTCACGGAAGAACGCACCCGCGGCGAGCTGCTGCAGCTGAGCGACGAGATCCAGGAGCTGGCCGAGGACGGGTCTGTCGAGAAGGCCATCCACCGGCTGCTCACGAAGTCTGGGAAGTTCGCCCGAGTCAAGTCGGGCACCCGGGACCTCGACCTCGCTCAGCACGCAGGCGTCATCCGTGAGCGCTACGACGTCGTCCGAGGGGGCCAGGGGATCATCGGGATCCCCACCCCCTGGCTGCCCCTGACCGAGGAGACCCTGGGCTGGCAGCCTGGTCAGCTCATCCTCATCTACGGCCGCCCAGGCACGATGAAGACCTGGTCGGCGCTGAACGTCGCCATCCACGCCTACCTCCACGCCAACGCGCGGGTGCTCATCTACTCCCGCGAGATGACCGAGGAGGAGATCCTCATGCGCTGCGCCGCGCTCATCGCCGAGGTGGACTACGGTCCCTTCCGCAAGGGGCGCCTGCAGCCTGCGATGGAGGAGCAGGTCTTCGACATCCTCGAGGGCCTGGTGCAGGACGAGGAGATCATCGCGGAGACCACGGGGCTGCACAAGTGCCTCAAGGTCACCACGGCGGCCGACCTCCCCCGCACCGGCCACACCATCGAGGGCATCCGTGCCAAGGCCGAGGAGTACAAGGCCGACATCGTCATCGCCGACGGCATCTACCGGATGGGCGACATCCGTACCGGCAAGCAGTCCATCGAGTGGCAGAGCCTGACCCACGTGGTCCAGGACCTCAAGGAGACGGCCAAGCAGCTCCGGGTCCCCATCATCGGGGTCACCCAGGCCAACAAGCAGCAGGACCTCGCGTTCGCTGACGCCTTCCTCCAGGAGGCTGACCTCACGCTCCGCATCATCCTCAACGACGAGGACCACGAGCTGGTGTGGGTCTGCCCCAAGATCCGAGAGGGTGAGCTCCGAGCGTTCACCACCCACGCCTACCCCGCATCCAACTTCCACCTGAAGGCCGAGCTCGACGCCGAGGAAGCCATCCGGCTGAAGAACCTCGACGACCAGGGCAAGGACCCCAAGGGGCAGAAGAAGGGTGGAGGTGGCCGCGGCGGTGGCGACAAGGACGCCGACGGACGCAACCCCCCGCGGGTGACCCAGAAGGCCTTCCGCGGATGAACGACGTCCACTCCCTCGTCACACAGATTGCGGACAAGTACCTGGGGCACTGGAAGCCCTCGGGCGACACCGACATTCTGGTGAACTGCCCCTTCCACCCGGCCGAGTTCGGCAGGCACACCCACACCCTCGCCATCAGCACCGAGCATGGCGCCTGGCTGTGCTACTCCTGCGGGGCCTCCGGTGGTCTGCCCTACCTGCTCAAGCAGCTGAAGATCCCGGTGTCCCGCCGGGAGATGCTGCTGGAGCCGGTGAGGCACGCCGTGGAGAGGCAGAGGGAGCGCGTCCGCACACCCAAGGCGTTCGACTACATCACACCGACTCCCCTCCCCGAGGTCATGCTGGGCATCTACCAGCACTGCCCCTCGGAGCTGGTGGCCGCAGGCTTCGACCCAGACGTCATGTACGAGTACGACGTGGGGTACGACCACACCCACCACCGCATCACGTGGACCGTGCGGGACAACGAGGGCAACCTCGCGGGCATCCACGGTGGGTCCTCCCACGCCAAGCCCAAGTACCTCCCCTACGAGCTGAAGCACTTCGACCCCGAGGTGCGCCGGCGCATCAAGCAGTACGAGTACAAGAAGTCGCTCTACCTGTGGAACATGGACCGCGTGTGGGCCATGGGCTACCACGACCATGGCATCCGCGTGAACCTCGTCGAGGGGTTCAAGGCTGGCCTGTGGTGCATCCAGCACGGCTTCCCCAACACCGTCGCCATCATGGGCAGCCGCCTCAGCGCCCGCCAGGCCGAGTGGCTCAAGCGGCTCGGCGCCGAGGTCGTCCTCTTCCTGGACAACGACAAGGCCGGATGGAGCGGCGCCTGCGCCGCCTACAAGATGCTCACCCCTGGGTGCCGCGTTCGCTTCGCGATGTACCCAGAGCCCTACTACCCAGACGGCTACGACCCCGAGGGCGAGCCGTTCGTCTTCCACCAACCTGATGACCTCGATGGATACGAGGTCGAGAGGGCTCTGACGGAGCCCGTCCTGAAACCCCAGTGGCTGAAGATACCAGTCCACAAGGACGCATGGAGGATCGTGCATGAGCAGTTTTCGTCGAAGCGTAGGGCGCGAGAAGCGCCCCGGTCGCCGCGGTAGCCGCGGCGGCTTCCGCAACAGGTACATCGCCCCCAAGGACAACATCGGATCCCCGGTGGTGTTCCTGCCTGGCGAGTACCCCGACCCCCGCCCGGACCAGCAGGTGGGCGGCCGTCCGCCCGCCAACCCCTACTTCCTGTCCCGGGATCACCGCAAGGGGATCAAGGGCGGGCAGTCCGCCATCATCGACCTGTGCAGCGCCGGCTGGGACCCGGCCAACCCGCAGCCCTGCGTGTGGTGCCACGAGAAGCAGGCCGGCGACAAGAACATCGACAACGGTCGCGACGCGCGCCAGGTGTTCACCCTCAACCTGGTCCACCTGGTGCCCTACCACCTGGCCCCGGCCGTGGACCGCCAGTCCGGCCAGGTCCGGCTCAACCCCAAGACCAACGAGCCCTACATGAACAAGGTCATGTGCGAGGGCAAGGGCTGCCAGCACTGCCGCGAGGGCCACGACCTGATGTTCGGTGCCAAGAAGTACCTGAGCGTCGGCCGCAACCACCTCGAGAACCTGCGCACCATCGACGCCGACATCGGCCGCATGTGCTCCAACTGCCACGAGGGCACCGTCTCCACGGCCTCCTTCGAGTGCGAGGAGTGCGGCCACGTCATCATCGACTGCGTGAACAACGCCTACACGGACAAGGAGATCGACGGGTTCGCCTCCGAGGTCCTCACCTGCCCCAACTGCCGCCACTCCAGCCTCGCCATCGAGACCACCCTGTGCTCGGAGTGCCAGGACCCGGAGCGGACCACCCTCTTCGACGTCGTGCTGTGGCTCCGCCGCACCGGCGAGAAGACCGACAGCGCCCTGAGCCTGAACCACCCCTCCCCGAGGGAGTTCGGCTGGTGCTACCGCAGCGACTTCCTCATCAACGACGACCCGGACCGGCCCCTCATCTCCGGGTTCGAGGAGAAGGAGGGCGGCGTGGTCGTGCCCATCTGGGACGACGAGGTCTCCAAGATGACCAACCCCTACGACTTCACCGAGATGTTCGGGGTCGGCAAGCCGCGGACGCCCGAGGACCAGGCCAAGCGCCTGCAGGTCCAGAACCCCTACGCGGGTGCGCCCACCCAGGCCTACGGTGGTGGGCCGGGCTACGCCCGAACCTGACCTTCATGCCTCCCCTCCCGTCACGCGGCGGGAGGGGACGGCGGAGGCCCTATGCGACTGAATGTTGGACTCCCTGAGCCCACCTTCATCGACACCTACGAGAAGGCACAGGCCTGCCTGGACAAGGTGATGCGGGCCGAGCACGTGGGGCTGGACACCGAGACCACGGGCCTGGACACCATCCGGGACCACATCGTGTGCTGGTCGCTCAGCGACGGCGAGGACCGCTGGTGCATCCTCCGCGAGTTCCTCCCCGTGTTCCTGCCCTTCTTCCACTCCACCGACATCGTCAAGGTCCTCACCAACGTCAAGTTCGACAAGCACATGCTGGCCAACGCGGGCATCGAGCTGCGTGGCACCCTGTGGGACACGGTGGTCATGGACTGGCTGCTCAACGTCAACGGGCAGCACGGCCTGAAGCAGTGCATCAAGAAGTACGGCATCCTCAACACCACGGCGATGCAGGAGTTCGCCCAGGTCTTCCTGGTCGACCCCGAGACCGGCAAGCGCCGGGCCAAGAAGAAGGACGAGGGGCTCGAGGACATCCTGCTGAAGGCGCTGGCCGAGGAGCCGGACAAGGTCATCGAGTACGCCTCGCTGGACGCCTGGGCCTCCCTGCAGCTCGGACTGGAGCTGCGGGACCGACTGGAGGCACTGCCCTTCGACGACGAGTACTCCGCCTGGGACCACTACATCGAGGTGGAGGAGCCCTTCACCCACGTCCTGTGGCGCTGCGAGCGCCGCGGCATCTGCGTGGACACCGGGTACCTGGAGGACATCTCCCCCGGCATCCAGCAGACCTTGGTCGACACCGAGAAGCACTTCGGCAAGATGGCAGGCCACATGGTCAACCTGCGGAGCCCCAAGGCCCTGCGGGAGCTGTTCTACTCCTACGACGACACCGAGAAGCAGTGGCTGGATCCCTTCGGCCACCCGTGCATCCACTGGACCTCGGGCGGGTCGACGGGCAACCGCATGCCGTCCACCGCCAAGCTGGTGCTGGAGAAGTGGGCCGAGGACGGACTCGAGGAGGCCCAGATCCTGCTGGAGCACCGGCACCTCTCCAAGCTGTACGACACCTACATCAAGAAGATGTCCTCGCTGGTCGACGCCGACGGACGCATCCACACCTCGCTGAACCAGGCAGGCACCCAAACCGGGCGGCTGTCCAGCAGCGGCCCCAACCTGCAGAACATCCCCACCCCCGACAAGGATGAGTTCGGGCTCCGCGGCGCCTTCGTCGCCGGCGAGGGCAAGCGCCTGCTGGTCTACGACTACAGCCAGCTGGAGATGCGCATCATGGCTCACATGAGCCAGGACGCTGGGATGATCGAGGCCATCAACGCTGGCCTGGACATCCACTGCGACACCGCGGCCAAGATCAACGGCCGGCCCTACGAGGAGTACTACGAGGCCAAGCAGGCGGAGGACCCCACGGACGAGCAGAAGCAGCGTCTGTGGGAGAGGAAGCTCGCGAAGAACTCCGGCTTCCTCATCATCTACGGCGGCGGTCCGGCGAAGCTGGCAGTCACCGCGGGCATCACCATCCAGGAGGCCAAGCACGCCATCGAGCAGTTCCGCGCTGCACGTCCCGGCATCGCGCGCTACACGGACTACCAGAAGCAGTACGGGCACGACCACAAGTGCGTGCGTACCCTGGTCGGGCGCTATCGGCACCTGCCCTTCATCGACAGCCGCGAGGACCACGGGATGTCCGAGCGCGCCGCAGTCAACACCCCCATCCAGGGGAGTGCCGCCGACATCGCCAAGGTCGCCATGCTGTGGGTCGACTCCCTCGAGTCGGACCGCTTCTGTGGGGTGGCCCAGCTGCTGCTGCAGCTCGACTGCCAGCTGCTGCTGCAGGTGCACGACGAGCTGATGTTCGAGATCCCCGACGACGACGAGGTCGAGGCCGCGTGCTTCGAGCTCATCGAGCACGTCATGACTCACCCCTTCCGCGACAACCTGTCGGTCCCGCTGCCCATCGACGGCGGCCCCGGCTACAGCTGGGCGGAGGCGAAGTGAGCAGGCTACTCAGGCTCGGGCCCCTCCTCGGGATGCCTGGGAGCCTCCGCTTCCACACCCCCGCCCTCTTCGAGGTCCCCTTCTTCACCATCGCATCGGAGACGTTCGAGAAGACCGAGCAGGAGCTGCTCGCATACGAGATGCCCATCACTCAGGTCATCGAGAACAATACGTTGAAGGACCTCCAGGAGATCGAGGACGGCCACTCCCTGCAGTGGTGCGCCTGGGAGGACATAGGAATGGGCTTCGGCAACGTCGCCGCGGTCCGCAAGCTGGAACTGTACACCTACCTGCTCGGGCTACCCCCGGGCGTTGGACTACCAGAAGGAATTTCCGACATGCACATCAACCTGTCTCAGACGTTCGACAAGGCCGAGGTCCTCAAGGTCCTCAAGGAGAACCGCGACAAGCACGCCGCGATGGTGCAGGAGGCCCGGGAGGGCTTCGTCGCTGCCGCGCGCGAGAAGCTCAACGCCACCCTGGACCAGCTGGAGGCGGGAGAGCTCACGCAGCTCGCCGTCCGCATCGACCCGCCGAAGGACCACACGCGGGACTACGACACCATCATCAAGCAGCTGGAGATGTCCAAGGACGAGACGATGAAGCTCAACACCGCCGAGGTGCGCACCTTCATCATGGACGAGTGGGACTGGAGCCACCGGGCCATCGCGCACAACGCCCGCTTCTCCCAGACGGCTCGGCTGTTCGCCGAGGAGCGCGGGTACGGAGACGAGTGAACGACTACGTCCGGCTGAAGATCGGGGAGAGCGAGGCCCAGACCGACCTCGACGCGCCGCTGAAGGTGCAGAACACCCGCAACGTCGTGGGCTCGTTCTACGAGGCGATGGCCGCTCACCTGTTCGACGCCGTGCACTGGAGAGGCGGGGAGGTCTACCCCTACGAGGCAGACCGAGGCGTGGCCCTCAACTCCGAGGAACCGCCATGCCTCATCCCCGACCTCGTCCAGCGCGAACGCTCCACCTTCATCGAGGTGAAGGGCGGCAACCCCCGCAGCCAGTACAAGATCTACCGCTGGCAGGCAGAGCTGTACGACGCGATCCGCAGGCATGCCACCCGACCGATGTACCGGCCCCGGGTGGAGTACGCCATCTTCATGCACAACCTGCTCCGGATGACCAAGCGGCAGAAGACGCCCAGGAAGCTCATCTCCGCGCTGGCCCAGAGCACCGAGTGCTGCGTGCTCCTGGACCTCGACGTAGTGCTGTGCTTCGAGAGGTGGTGCGGGACCGCCGAGTACCTCAACCCGGAGAGCAGGCTGGGCTACCCGGCCTTCTACACGTTCTCCCCCAGGCACCTGAAGCAGCTCCTGAAGGAACCGCGCCGGGTCCTACAACAGCTGGAGTTGGAGGACTGCGAGGTCGATGGTCAGCGCATCGGCCGGCAGTTCAACATGCGGAGGTTCACCGCAGGTGTCGGCCCGAACGGGCCGCTGTTCCACCGCGTGATGGTGGGCGACACCTCCCTGGCCCCGTTCCCCGTCCTGACCATCCGGCGCAAGCGGAAGCAGCGGCCGCCCTATCTGGGGCCGGTCGAGCCCTTCCGGCAGGAGCTGCTGATCCCCCCACCCCCAGACCCCCTGTCCGAGCTGGCCGGGGACGACGAGGACATTCCATTCTGAGGAGACGATGACGAAACGAGAACTGGTAGACGCAGTCGTCAGGCGCTGTCGCCGAGGTGGGGTACAACTGCCTCGTGCCGTCGCCAAGCCCATCATCGACATGGCCCTCTCCGTCATCGCGGAGGTGGTCTGCACAGGCGAGTCGGTCGAGCTGGCCGGCTTCGGCAAGTTCACCGTCACCACGCGCAAGGCCAAGAAGGGCTACGACTTCAAGACCGGCGAGACCATCGACCTGCCTCCCAAGGAGGTCGTGGTGTTCACCCCGTACCGGGGGTTCCATGCCACGCGTGACGAAGGCTAGCCTCGAGCGCTGGGCGGTGGGCTGGGTCCTCCGCCACATCGAGGGCGCTACCGTGGCGGTGCGCGTCGGGGAGGTGTATGCCTACCCGGGCTTCCGCACCCCGTGGGAAGCGTTCAAGGACGCTGCGGGCACCGGAGGCTGTGCTCTCGACGGCTACATCGCCAGGCACGGCCCTCACGGCATCAAGGCGTCCGCGGGAGGAGTGGACGTCGACATCTCCTGGAGGAGGGCCGCAGGCATCGCACTCCGGGAGGGACTCATCCTGCAGGCCATCGCGGAGACGTACCCGAACCGGCGCTTCGTCTTCGCGAAGAACCCAGAGGCACACGGGCGCTTGGTCAAGGCGCGCCGTGCCTCGCCCGAGCCGGACAACAATGTGGACCTCAGCGAGGTACCACTGTGGGAGGACCCCGATGGACAAGTACAGCGTCGTGACGGACGACGAACTCACGAAGGAAGGGCAGGAGGGCGCAGCGAAGTGCCCGTCGTGCGGGAGTGACCAGGTGGACTACACCGGCAACGTCCCCGTCTGCCCCAACTGCGGCACCGAGCCGTGGGAGCGCAAGCCCGAGGAGGACAAGCGTGGCTGACAAGGAGCTCACCCGCCAGGAGCAGCTCGACGCTCTCGCCGAGCAGATCACCAAGGGGTCGCGCGGCCGGGCGCGCCTGTGTCGCGCGAGCGACATCACGCTCCCCTACTACTACCTGCGCCGGCCCTCCGGCCTCATCGACCTCGACATCGCCACGGGTGGGGGGCTCCCCGCCGGCGGCCTGGTGGAGCTCATCGGACCCGAGGGGTCCTGCAAGTCCTGGCTGCTCAACCAGTACCTCAAGCGCCAGCAGGAGCTCTTCGACAAGGACTTCGCCGGCGCGGTGGCCATGACGGAGATGCACTACGACAAGCTCTTCGGCAAGATGCACGGCCTCCGCGTCGCGTACAGCGAGGAGGAGATCCAGCGGATGGAGGCGGTCGAGGACCGGCCGTTCTCCCCCGAGGAGCTGGCCGACCTGCGGGATGAGGTGGGGACCTTCCACACGGTCTTCGCCGACAGCGCCGAGTCGCTGTACGACGCCATCCTCGACATGCTCCTGCCCGACCTCTACCACGTCCTCGGCATCGACTCCTGGGGCTCCCTGATGACCTCGGCCGAGGCCAAGAAGGGGATGAAGGACAAGACCCGCGGCGGGTCCGCCAAGGTCAACGCCGAGTTCATCCGCCGGTACACGGCCATCATGATGGGCGTGGGCGGGGGAACCCCCGTCTCGACCACGGTCATCGGCATCAACCAGATGCGCGACTCGATGGACCCCAAGAAGCTCTACGAGATCCAGGGAGGCTGGGCGCTCAAGCACGGCAAGTTCGTCAGCATCATGCTGCGGCCGGGCAAGCGGCTGTTCCAGAACCCCAAGGGCGTGGTCACTGAGGGCAAGCCCGAGGGCGCGTCCAAGCTGACCAAGGTCGGCAAGGTCATCAACTGGGAGATCCTCAAGGGCAAGGCCGGCTGTCACGACGGACCGACGGGCAGCTTCCGGTACTTCTACTCCACCGGCGCCGACCTCGAGCGCGCCCTCATCATCGCCGCGCAGAAGTGCGGCGTGGTCGAGACCAAGGGCTCCTGGTCCTCCTTCAACGGCAAGAAGAAGCAGGGCATCGACAAGTGGGTCGAGGCTGCCAGGACGGACCTCGATCTCCGGACCCAGATCGAGACCGCGGTACTGAAGGAACATGGGATTCAGCCCAACTACTGCTGACTGCCGGCACTGCGGGGGCAACTCGTGGCAGCTGGTCACCAACCGGGCTCGGTGCAGGGTCTGCGGGGTCATCATCCCGCGACACTCCATCGAGCTGCCACCCACACGGGAGCAGAGGCAGGCCGCCTACCAGAGGCGCAACATCCGCCGCGACAGCGACGAGACCGAGACCGAGCACGCCAAGCGGCTCGGCGGCCGCAAGACCCGCGGCTCCGGCTGTGGCCCCTTCGACAAGGCCGACGTGGACTTCGTCGAGGAGCTCCACGAGCTGAAGGAGACGCGGGCCAAGAGCATCGCACTCACCCTGGCAGACTGGGTGAAGATTCGAGCGCAGGCGCTCGCACGCGGGAAGGTCCCCGTGATGGCGCTCACGTTCATCCACGGACGAAGTAGAACCCGCCTGGTGGTCATGGACATCGACGACTACCAGGCGCTGAAGGAGGCAGCACGTGCAACTGAAGACTCACGCTGACCTGGCGAGGTACTCGCCCCAGGAGGTGGAGGCGTTCGTCAACTCCATCTCCCCGCTCACCGAGCTCAAGGCGTTCCTCAAGGAGCGCAACGAGCCCCTGGTCGACCTCGCGTACCAGGAGGTCCAGATCGCCCGGGCCAAGCGCCGCAGCCAGGACACCCCCAAGCTCAGGGAGACCTACCGCATCGAGCCCTCGTCCATCGACGGCTGCGTCCGCAAGCTCTGGTATCAGCTCCAGGGCTCCCCGAAGAAGGACTACGTCGACGACCGGCTCCGGCTCATCTTCGACACCGGCCACGCCGTGCACGAGCAGCTGCAGAGCTACTTCGAGGCGATGTGGGGCTGGATCGACCACCCCGACGACGCCGACGAGACCACCGACGCCTTCACCGACGAGGCCAGCGTCATGATCGAGGACAGGTTCATCTCCGGGAGCACGGACGGCGTCCGCATCACCCCGGCCTACCGCTACGCCCTCGAGCTCAAGACCATCAACCACGACGCCTTCGGCAAGCTGACCAAGCCCCTGCCCGGGCACCCCAAGCAGTTCCACTGCTACATGAAGGGCCTGGACGTCCCGTTCGGGTACATCCTCTACTACGACAAGAACAACTCCGCGATGCAGGAGTTCGCCGTGCCCTTCTCCCAGCCGCTGTGGTCGAGCATCGTGGCGAAGACCGACCCCGTACTGGACGCCGACGACGACGGGCCGGACCCGGACGTCAAGCGCTGGGCCTGCAAGCAGTGCAACTACAAGGCCATCTGCGAGAAGAGGATGGGCTGATGAGCAAGGCACTGTCGATGTCACGCGACGTGGAGGAGGCTCTCGACCACGCCAAGGTCATGGACCAGGTGATGGCCAACCTCAAGAAGCGAGGGATCGTCCTCCCGACCGCGCCCGAGTGGGGCGGCGAGCTGTACGCTGGGCAGCTCCCGCCGAACAGCTCCAGCATGTCCGACCGGGACATCGGCGAGCTGCTCACCATCACCAACCAGTGGAAGAACTTCCTGCGGGGCCAGCTGTCCTTCTACGAGGGCTGCCGGGACGAGGCCAAGAAGATGGTGCGCGTCCAGCTGGCCTACCTGCGCAAGCAGCACGCCGACACGGCCAAGACCACCGAGAAGAAGTGGGTGCTCGACGATGTGCTGGAGCGGGACGCCCGCGTCCAGGACATCACCCGGGAGCACCTGTACTTCGCCAACCTGGTCCGCATCATCAGCGCCGCCTACGACGCCGCGGAGTCGGACTTCAACACCATCAGCCGGACCATCACCCACCGCGGGCAGGCCCGGTCTGGGGCGCAGCGAGAGCGGTCCCAGTCCCACCGACGGGCCTCCCTGTGACCCAGCCGTCCATCCTCGTGGGGTACGACGAGCTGCCGCCCTCGGCGAACAACGCGTTCTACAACGCGCCGGGTGGCGGTCGTCGGCTCACAACGGCGGCCAAGAACTGGAAGGCGCGCTTCTCCGCGCACCTGGCTCAGCAGCACCTGTTCACCATCCAGGAGATGAGGAACGCCGTCGCGGAGGGGGCAGTCCTCTCCGTGGAGATCACCCTGCGGTTCCCCCTCAAGGAGGTGTGCGTGCTGGGGTGGCCCAAGCGGTACAAGAAGGACACCTGGGTCGGGAAGAGGGGCACGAAGAGCCGGAGGCTGAAGCGCGCCGGTGAGCGCAAGGCAGAGTCCCGCTACCAGAGGATGGACATCTCCAACAGGTACAAGCTGGTCGAGGACGCGGTGGCTGACACCCTGGGCGTGGACGACCGCTTCAACTTCGTGGTCTCCGGGAAGAAGCTCGTCGACGACGAGAACCCGGGGCTGTCCGTGCTCCTCGTCCTCGACGACCCCCGCGCCTTCGGCGTCCCCGAGGAGTTCCTCGGTGCGGAATGAGCGGCATCGTCTTCTGTCCCGGCCCAGACCCCGCAAGGCGGAGTCCGCATCAGGTCTCGCGCATCAAGTGCTTGCTCATGCCCTTCGACCACTGCGTGGACTGCCCGAACCACTCGTTCCAGGTCCTGCTCCCGGACCTGCGCCGGCTCATCCCGTGCCCTCTCGGGAAGCTCGCGGCCGAGGCCCGGAGCACCGACCTGGTCTACCGGCTCAAGAGCACGAACCCTGTGCTCGCTCGCGACGTCATCCATGCGATGAAGCACGGCCTCGACGACACCGAGGTCGACATCCAGCTCTGCAAACTGAAACCGCTGTTCTACACCTGCACCAGCTGCCAGGGGAGAGACACCTATGACCCAAGACACTGAGACCTCCGACTTCCTCGAGGAGCTCAACATCAGCGAGCTGGTCAAGCTCGCCGAGGAGCAGGGTCTCGGGCACCTGAGCCCTGCCCTCTCCCGGTCGCGCCTCAAGCGCATCGTCGCTGGAGAGATCGAGCCCGAGCCCACCGACATGTGCCCCAGCATCCCCAACCGCGAGAAGCTCAGCGCCTTCGTGGAGCGCCACGCCGACATCGTCCGGAGCCAGCTCCCGCTGTGCGGCGGGTACTGCATGACGCACGGCTGCCCCGTGGGGATCGCCCTGAACTGCTTCGACGAGAACCGGAAGCATGTACAGTAGAGACGATCTTCAACGGGTCACTTGCCTGGACTGCGCCCGTCTGGGAGGATGCTCGGAGGCATACCGCCTGGCCAAGAACCAGGGACCTCAAGCGCTCCTCGACTACATCTGTCATCAACGCTGGAAGCCATGCAGCCCAGCCGCTACGGCTGCACGATGGGACACACTGGAGAGCCTCGGGCTGCTGGCTCTCCGGGGAATGATTGAGTCGCAAACCAACACGGAGGACAACGTGACGCGACCGGAACGCGAACAGGAACTGCAGGCCCTCAACCGGATGGACCTGCGCAAGGCCGCCATGCAGGCGGGCTACCCCCACAAGGAGTCGCTCAAGGCCAAGTCCGAGGCGATGATCACCTTCATCCTGGAGAAGGAGTTCCCGGCTGACGAGAAGCCGCCGCCCAAGAAGACCACCACCAAGAAGAAGACCACCAAGAAGAAGGCCGCGGCCAAGCCGGCGCCGGCCCCCGAGCCCCCCGCGGGCGACCCCCTCGCCGCGCTCGGCGAGGTCCTCGACTCCCACGCCGCCACCCTGGACAGCCTCGTCGCGAACCAGGAGACCATCATCGCCAACCAGCTCAAGCTCGGCGCCCTGCTCCAGAACCTGGGGTACGGCATCATGGAGCCCGAGGACTGGGACGCGCTGGTCGCCGACGCGTTCCCGGAGCTCGCTGACTCGGGGGAAGGCGAGTAGACCCGAGCGAGTACCTCGCGGTGACGGCTGACGAGCTGCGCAAGATGCTCGACGACCCAGACAAGCTCTACAGGTTCGCCCGCAAGCTCGGGCTGACCGTGGGCGACGGGGACTCCCCGCAGAAGGTCGTGTCGAAGCTGCTGCAGCTGGCCGTCCGGGTCGACAACATCCCCGACTACAACGCTCTCTGAGCGCCTGGCCCGGCCCCCACC